CGAGTACCCGGAAGCGGTTCCCGAGCTTTTCCAATGCCGTGAATCCCTTTTCGACAGCAAGGCGCTCCTGTGGTGTCCAGCCTTCCGGTGTGCTCCCACTGCGAGCCACTCGAATCGGTATCCGAGCCCGGTTCACCAGGCAGCGCAAGTTGACTCGCGGGCGTAGCATGTCGAGGCTCACGAACAAGCAGCAGACATCGGAGCGAGTAGTCATTATCTCCAAGACATTCTGAATAACGAATGCCGTCTTGCCTTCGTTCGATTTCGCTGTTATCAAATTGAGCCCGCCAAATCCGCCAGTCGCTTTATCAAGGCGCGGTATCACATTCTGAGTAAGTCCGATAAACTCAACACCCTGAGTGCTCTTGAGGGAAGTCCGTAAACCGTCGAGGTCTGCTCCGAGAGAGACAATTGGCTGAGTCGGGCGGTCAGCAATAATGTTCTCAGTGTTGATAACAGTTTTCGTCAACGCCTGAAGCGTGCCCTGAATGTCCTTAGATGACATCAGGCTATTAACGCCTTGCTGTAGTCCGTCCAGGAGCCGGGAATGCTGCTCCTCTTTGCGCTGCTTCTCTTGGAATTTTTCTAGATAGTCGAAGATGTAATCAAGGTCAACGCCTGTTATGCGCTGAATCTCTTTCCAGAAGTAGCGCTTAACAAACAGCTCAATACGGCTGTCTTTGTGCTCCATGTCCCACTTTATGCCAGCCTCAATCAGTGCGTCATTATATTCATCCGTACCCGCATCGAAAAAGGCGTCCAGGTCTTCACAGAGCGTGGCTACCTGCTCATGCATTAAGTCTTTCCACTTGTTGCCAATAACGCTGGTGTCAAAAGACACGTGTGGCTGTAATGCTATTGCCGGGGATTCCATCTAGGAACAAATCGCTAGTGTTTCACGGTGTAATTGTGAGCAAGTGGTGCCCAGGTGTGGTGCCAATCTTGCCATTAGTTCGCTAGTAACCGGCCGTCGAGATGCCAACACATGCCCGATATAGTCCGGGTGCATCTCAGCAAGTTCAGCCAGTCGGGTATTGCTCAGGACCGCTCTGCGCATCCGGTCGAGAATGACCCGCCGTAGTGCATCTTGATAGTCCAACGTGCCCTCTGATGGGTGCCGGACCATCATCTGCGTGTGCCTTATTCGTGCCGCCATTGTTCGCAAGCCTCGTCATATTTTGTGTAATCATCAACACTACGAGCATACAGCCTGACCCAGATAAACTCTTCATGTGGCTCGGTGATACGCTCAGACTTTTCGATGTAACCCCGGATATATTTGTCATCCGTGAACGCTTTATTCTTACCGTCCGAATCACCCTTTTGCAGTGCATCCCATAGAGCCTTTTCCAGGTTGTCGGTGTCCGGTGGCCGTTTGCTGTTTAGTCGCTTCTCCGTCAGTCCAAATATCACCCTGGCTGAGATGGGAAAGTCTATTTCAGGGCGACCTGCCATCATCTCACCGACAATCTTCCCGAAGTAGGTCGTCCAGGTTCTTGTTTTCTGCGGGGTGTAGTGCGTGACGCCTCGCGGTCGCTCTTTGCTGATAGGAGTAAGTGGGATGTAGAGGTCAAGGATTTCTTCCGGGTAGAAAGAGCCCCTTGCCTCTACGAGCCACTTATCGAAGAGGTGATACCCTCTTACCAAGTGCGCCCTTGGATTAGCTTATACAAAGCGTAGATGCTAAGGCTGCTACCAGCAACAGGGTTCCACCGCTTTGAGCCTATTTGTATCTTATTCCAGATAGGGTGTTGGTCTTCATACGCGCGCAGGTCAGCGACACCACTGAGCTTGCTCTTATAGAAGAACTTCCGCCCCGATTCTGTCTCGTAGGTGTAAACGCGCCGGAAGATGCCACCGCTCCGTGATACCACACCTTTGATTAGCTCTGGTGCAGCCGACAGGACCACATAAGCCGGTGCTTCCGTGATTGCAGTTGGTATCTGTGGCTTCAGCTCTTGTGCGCCTGCTGACAGTGCCAGCGTGAGCGCCAAGGATATTGCAAATATGGATTTCATTATTTCAAGCTCCTCCGTCCAAATTCATTTACCTGGCTGACAACCCAGCCTGGTGGTAGTTCCTTGGCACTCTTCAGCTTAGTCATATCGGGCACGATTTCAGTCTTGAGCTGGAATCCCCAGTCGGCTTCAAGGGCTGTAAGTTCTTCGGCTGCTTCCGGTGTACCAGCTTGCCGTAGAATCTGCATCTTTTGTTTCATTTCATCGAGCCATATTCGGTACTGTGGCTGGCTGTCGCATATAGCAATGTCGCCATCTTTAGTCCAGCCAATAGAGCCGGATGTAAGCACCAGGGTCTTGCCAGAAAAGTCGCCTTTCTTGTGCTGGCTCTTGGAGCCTTCCTTGCTGTCAGACTGATACCTCGGCAGGTACTCGGCTCCGCAAGCATCAATAAACTTACCAAAGACTTCAAGAACCATAGCGGCCCTCTTTTCTTTGGCTCCTGCGAGCTTCTCGGCTTGAGCACGATAACGAGCAGCCGGGTCGAGCCACTTCGTCCGAATGGCATCAATAATCTTGTCAAGCTCACCCTTGTTCGGTTTGTCCGGGAAGTCCAGTAAGCCAACAGCATCGAGAATCCAAGGTCTATCAACGACGGCGCCTGTTTCGGGGTCAATCAGTCCGGCAAAGGCCGCATCAGTAAAGAATGCAGTGGTGGCACCGAGTGGTGCGTTATCAGCTTCTACGCCAGCGGCGGGAGTATTATCGGTTCGTGCATCCAGGGAGGCTCCGAACTCCTGAACGTCGATAGAAATTGCGGCGGACATACCATTACCAGACGTATCAATCTTAAAGCCTCGAAGGTTGACGGTATCGAGGAACACGCCAAGGGTGGCGTCACTGATGTCAGGGCTTCCGAGTTCATCCCAGATAGCTTGCCCGTCGAATCCGAGATTTTCAGCGTGTTTGACAATCTGAACGAATCTTTCATTAGCCCTCAGTGGTGGCGGTACTGGCTCTTTCGGCTTATTCGGTGCCCGTGTGCGCTTGGTCTTTTCGGTCGGTACTGCACTCTTTGCAGCATGAGCCTTTGACAGCTCTTCGCGCAGGTACTCAAAGGTTGCATCACTTGTCCCGCGCTCAGCAATGATTGCATTGAGCGGGTTGTAAGCACCCACACCGGTGGCATCAGGCGAGCCAATTGGATAAAACTCACGATAGGCAGAGGTCAGGTCGTTCCACTGCGTAGCGGTCTTGCTTGAGCCAGGTATCACCGCTATTATACCGAGCTGCTCCTGAACGCCCCGCTTGGCGTTACGCAGGCGCTTGATTTCAAGCTCGTCCATCGTCCCGGCAATCTGATTGTTCAGTTCAACGATAAGCGCTTCAAGCTCTGCCCGGTCGGGCTCGGCTGTGACCTCGGCGGTGGCATCTGGTGCCACCGCGCCGAAGTCCTCTACTCCGAAGTCCTCTACTGACATTAAGCCACCCCAGCAGTTACAAGGGCAGTATCAACACCAGTCATGACACGCTTAAACACTGACAGCGTGAGAGTCGTTGCCTTGTTCTGGTTCGTGACACCGAAGGTATCAACTAGCCATTTCGACATATCAGTAATAGCCCAACCGCATTTTTCAGTACATTCTTTGACGATGAATTGAATATGCGCGGCATCACCAACAAGGTCAGTGTCAGCGCCTTGAAACAGGGCATTACCGGCGTAACGAGCCGGGTACGGTTCACCAACCAAAGAGGGTGTAGATACTACGGCGGCCGGCTTTGGGGCAGGTGCAGAGTGGGCGACAGATGCAGCAGGCGCGACAACCGTTGTAGTGGGTATCGCCAGGGTAGGGGTGGTCGTCGTTGGTGCAATTACCGTTGTAGTGGGTATCGCCAGGGTAGGAGTGGTCGTCGTTGGTGCAATTACCGGGGTTTTCTCCACACCAGACACAGACTTCGGGGCTTCGTCGGTTGCAGTCTCTTCGATGTTGAGCATTACGGCTCCTTCGATTGATTCGACTTCAGCCTCGTCAATGAAGGCCAGTCCACATACCTCAAGAGTGGCACGGCGCTTGGCTTTTGTCTCAGCGTGCATGATTTTATTGCTACGCTGTGTGGCCGCCAGGGGATTGCCGTTGTGTCCAATCAAAGCACAGGAGCCGACAGCCTCAGCAAAGCGCCCACTGTCTCCAAGGATAGCTCTGTAGGTGTAACGAGCCTCTTGGTCGTCCACGTATTCCTTCATTTGCTGCGTGCTGACGCCCCGGTTGGCAGCAAGCTCAACAGTGGTCTGTCTTGAGGCATACGGTATTTCAGAGATGTTGACAACTTTTGTCTTCCAGTTCTCAGACTCGGTACGCAATAGATTGATGGTGCCGAATGGCAAACCGGCCTTCTTGTTCAGATAGGCAAGCAAAATAATCTTGTCTTGCATAGTCCACGTGTGGACTGTCTTTTCCATCGTAAAGCGCATAAGCACTTTCTTTTCAATTTCTGTTGGTTGATATTCAGTCATGACTTCTCCGTAAATAAAACTTGTTAGAAATTGGGCTAACACTGTTCATGTTAGCCCATACTTTCTGTGATTGCTAGTGGTTGAGAGCGGTTTAATCTTTCTTCGGAAGCTGTTGCAGCTTACCTTTTATCCCCTCGCGGACTAGCGAGTATATCCTACCGCCGTAAGGAGAAAGTATGATGCCCAGTATCCATTCATCAGGTACGTAATGTATACCATGATACTGCTGATGCATAACGAATAGCCATGTTCCGATAGCCATAAGAGCAGCCACCCACTCCGCCGGATTAATTTTGCCGTCCATTCTTGATGTCTACCCCCGGATAATGCCAGTGAACCCGGCAATAGCCTCGTAGATAGCGCCACCACAGAGAACGGCGATGGCTATAACGCCAATCCAGTTAATGCTTTCCATCTATTTCTTCGCCTCCGCGTCACGCTTTTCAAGAACGTCGCGAATCAATTCGAATTGAACGCCTACCAGGGATTGTATGTTTTCCAGGAAGTCGTTCAGGATGCTTTCGTTGTCCTGAGCATTCTTCAGAAGGCGTTCGAATTCACTCTTGGCAGTCTTCGGGTCTACCAGTTCGCGGATAGCATCTTCGATAGCGCCTTGATGCTCTGTGGCCGTCTTGATTAAGCCTTGAGCCACCTTGATTGCTGGCAGCTTACTGCCGTCCTCTACGAACACGGGAGCACTCGCGAGCATTTCGAAAAGTTCTTTAGCTTCTTGAAAAATTGCCAGCGCTTTTCGTACCTGTTTCAATTCATCAAACATTTTCAACATCTCCATACGGTTCTCCCTATCTCTCTAAGTTAGCTTACAAGTGGTGCCTTGAACAAGGCAATCTCTTTGTTACGCCTGTTGACTAGCCCCGGTATCACTTGAGCGAAATCATCACGGACCCATCGTGACATCTCGTTGGGTATTAAATCAAACTTGCCCATCAGTAGATACCTACGGGCCGTGCTTCTACGCCAGGCACCGAGCCCGATGTTATAGACGAACGCGCACAGGGCATCGAACTGATTCTGGTTTGGTTGCCGCTTGATGTCTTTCGTGTCCAAATCAACGGCAAGCTGGAACCGCATCATGTCGGTATCAAAAAGGGTGTCACACTCTTTTTTCGTAAGCGCCTTACCGGCCGTTACATATAGAGCAAACTCAGCAGGCAGGATTTTATGCCCGTACCCGATAGTCCACTTATTATTGCCGTCAGTATTGTACGCCTTGAGGCGCAGCCCCTCGGCGTTCTGCGTGAATTTCTTACCCTGTGGTGACAGCTTCACTTACGGCCTTGCCTCTAATACTTCGATTCGCTTGATTAATGAGTTGAATAGAACTGCAATCGGGTCTTTCTTGTCTATTGCCGCCACAGCCTGCGCCTGAGCGGGCGTTAAATCTGGCTTTATAGCAGGGGCAGGAGGCACATAGTCATAGACAAGATTGCCGTTCTTGTGCGTGTAATGCTCTGCATGACGGTCGCCGTTAGTCGGAATAAACTCGTAAGCTTTGTCCGGGGATGTGATGTTGCTGTCTTTTGTTGCAATAACTTCCTGTGTGCGCAGCGCACCATTGCGGAACACAATTAACGCGCTTGTTCCCTCGGGATTGGCTAGTGCTGCCGGTTGGATTGTTAAACATCCAGTAACAAGAATCGCTAAGTATTTCATCATGGTGCCGTCCTTACGCTGTATGGTGTGCTGCCCACTATGTCGCTGACGCCTGCGCCACCTGCTGTCTGGTTAGCTGCTGCGCCTACGGGAGTCCCGGCTGCGCCACCAGTTATAGTGACCGTGCCGGAATTAGTCGCAGCGCCGCTAGACCTGACAAAAACAATACCACCGGCACCGCCGCCACCAGCAGCGCCTTGTGTCGCTCCACCGTTACCACCGGCACCACCGACAACGCTAATAGTTTTACCGGCATTGAGTACCCAAGTGCCACCTGAGAGCATTTCAACGCCAGCACCAGAGCCGCCCCCGCCGCCACCGGAGGATGCTCCGCCACCGTTCCCGCCAGCACCACCAGCGCCAGTAATATTTGCATCTATAAGAATGTCTGAACTGGCTTCAAGCAGGAATCCGCCACCGCCAGCACCGCCTACTCCGCCGGATGTTGTCCAAAAGGCACCAGCGCCACCAGATGAACCAGTTAAAGAATGTTCAATTCTGTAAGCTGCGCCGCCAGGAAACCCGTAGTCAGCCGCCCCAAAACTGCCAGCTTTGCCGCCAGCACCCCCAAAGCCTCCACCGGCGCCACCCGCTGGGTTGCTCGCGAGGAAGAAGAGTGCGCCAGCACCAGCACCTAGTCCTGCGCCCGAGCCTGAATGTGAATTCTGATTCACGCCAGCAATGCCACCAGTTCTTTCAGTGTTAATTGTCAGTGCGTGGCTAAGGGTATACGTCCCAAGAACATGCAATCTGCAACGTGTGCAATCGAGCGCCGCCGTCGAAGCCCAATTGCCAACGTGCCAATACTCGCCGGATAATGACCCAGATGTCGGGATTGCGCGAATTGACGCTGCCGACGTGCCGCCGAGAAGATTCGGTAGCTGTTGGTTAACCTGAGTCTGAAATCCGGGAGCCGCGCTGCCGCTCGTGTTGTTACCAAAGACGGTGTTTGCGGCTGCGTTCGTGAGCGTGTAGGTCAGCGCCGGTGTTGTCGTTGCGGTTGCCACCGAAGTCGTGAACAGCGGTGACAAGTTGCCGGACGAGAATGATGTCACTGTACCAGAGCCGCCAGCGGCGTATTCGAGCGCGGTCGCGCCAGCATTGACGCGGAGAGTTTGTAGGGCTGTACCGATTGGTAATGTGCCAAATGCGCTAGTGCCGTTACCAAACATGATTGAGTTTGTGGCGACAGTAGCCAGCCCGCTACCACCACCTATCACGCCAACGACAGCAAATGATGGAGCGCTAGCACCAGCACTTACGAGCGGCCTGCCGGTCGCACCAGCGGCCGTTACCTTTTGGGTTGTGCCATCTGTATAAACAACACCGCCAGCAGTGTAAGGCTCAAGGTTTGCAAACATAGCGAAGTCGGCACTGGTACCACGGTCGGTTATGTAATAGCTACGAGTGCCAGCAGAGCCAGGATTGTTCCAGTTAATAGAATAGTTGGCGGCTGCTTGGTTTAGCGTGAAGCTACTTGCCGTGAATGAAGGTGTGGTTAGCGTCTTGTTCGTCAGTGTGTCGGTTGTCGCCTTGCCCACCAGGGTATCAGTGACAGCCGGAATTGTTACCGTACCAGCGCCAACCGTTACCGTGCCAGTCGAGAGCACCGGTGCCGAGCCAAACGTCTTGACGCCGTTAATAGTGCTGTTACCCTCACTCATGACGAAGGAAGCAGCAGCGCCGGGGTCTGGAATCGTCAGTGTACGGTTCGCCGGGAAATCTGCCCAGACGATTTTGCCATCGAAGGTGGCGACTGAGTTGCGAAGCAGTAGCCCGTCAGTGGCGCTGTATGTCAATTTTGGCGATGTCAGCGTTTTATTGGTGGCTGTCTGAGCTGTGGTCAAGTCCATCGTGATGGCGGTATTAATAGCAATCGTAGAGCTTGTGCCAACAACGTTGGTCTTTGTAATGCCGTTACCAGCCGTCAACACCATGCCGTTAGCCAATGCGCCATCAGCAGCACCGAGGATGTATTGTGCTGTGGCCGGAGCGGCAGCGCCAGTGGTGCTCCATGTGGGTAATCCTGCCGCTATGGTCAGGATTTGGTTGACGGTGCCAATTGGCAAACGTACCCAGTCAGTACCGTTGTAATAAATCGTGTCACCAGATGCAATACTGGCAAAGTTCAAGACTGCATTGACAGCGCCTTGCTGCGTGGTGGCACCCGTGCCGCCCAGGTTGAGCGGTACGGTCGTAAGCGACAGCGCAAAGTTGCCACCGGCACCACCGTCTGTCCTGACGATAGGCGAGGTCACGGTGAGTAGCCGATAGTTCAGGTACGTACCAGCAGCAGGGGGCGTCACCAGAATTACGGTAGCATTGCCATCTGTGTTCTGGGGGGTGCTCTGCGGGAATCCACTCGGTATGGTGCCAGAACCACCCGGCTGCGCCAGTGCAGGCGTACATAACGCAAAGAAGGCGAATAACGCAAGAATGAACTTGTGCATGATTACCTCGTTTGCGAGCGTGTCAGGTCGGTATTCGGGTTGATGTCATCTTGAGTACCAGATAATACTGCATCGACGATTGGCGTAGTACCGACTTTAATATAGAAAGGGACAGACTCAGTGCAAGTGAAGGAAATTTTCGCGGAGCCGTCGCAGGTCTTTGCGTACTCATTTACGTTAGAGCCGTTCAGCATCCAGCCGTTAGCGGAGTTTATCCCCGCAAATGCGATGTTCCACTCATATAATGTATAGACCTGGTTCACAGAACCGGAAGCAACGAATGACACGATACCGTTCTTGCCCGTGAGCCCCATTGAGTGTTTGCGCAAAGTAGGCGAGTTGAGCCCGATAGCCCTGGCAGTACCAGCAGCAGTACCGGCAGCATCCCACTGCTTAGTTATGATGCGGCTTGGCACTTCCGCGATATTGCTATGTGTTCTCATTAGAGATTCTCCTTAGATTGTGCGCATGATGTAAAACAGTGTGTTGTACGACGGTGATGTATTGGCAGCATTGACAGCTACGCCAGATGAAACGGCATAGTTACCACCAAGTAGGATGTTACCAGCGCCGGAACCCGACTGAACCGTTGTCACATTCGCCAGGAGTACCGAAGCGACACCGGTCGCGCTGTGATTGTGCGACAGTGAGCCGCCCGGCGTATTAACCGCAAGTGTGCCTAACCCACCAGTAGCGGGAGGGTTGACGCCAGCACCAGCCCCGACGCAATAAACGCCCTGCATGTTTGGTGTGACAATGCCGTTATAGGTGCCACCGTCGCAAACGTTATAGCCTGCCGGAATCAAGGCCGCTGACTGGTGCCACAAGATGATGCCGCCGACGGGAACAGCCGGAGCCGCCGCCCAGGCGAGCCCGTTACCGTTGGTACTATCAGCGGTAAGCACCTGCCCGTTGGTGCCGATTGGCACACGGGCATTAGCAGCAGCATAGCCAAGCAGGTCGCCCTTGGTGGTTAGTGTGGCGACACTCGCTACTGATTGCCAACTAACACCAGAAGCAGCAGCACTGTCGGCTTGCAACAGCTTGCCGTTAGTGCCGACCGCGAGCACCTGAAGAGCAGCGCCGTCGAATGCGTAAAGGTCGCCTTTGGCTGACATCTTATTCAGCCCGGCAGTCAGGAGCGTGTTGTTAATGTAGGTGTAGAGTCCACCTACGGCAGAGTTCCATTCTGTCGCCAGAACGATATGCCCGGCTGAAAGCGTGCCGACAGTGTTTGTAATAGCGGCAAATGGATTAGGCATTTATACCCTCGTACCTCCGATGCTGATAGTGACTACCAGTGATGTAAAGTCGCAACTATGCGAGGTGTCATTGCAAATGATTGAAAATTCCCACGCCCGCCCGTGTCCGACCGGAACATAATTAGCCAAGAACTTAGAGCTACTCTGAGAAAAAGCGCTTGAGTTCAAGGACCATTGGTTAGGGCTCGCTGGTGCCAATACGGTCTGTCCGGCCGTTGCTGACGCCACCGTAAAGTTAATAGGCATCTGCGACTGTTGGCGCGTAGCGCCGTTGTCCATCTCCTCAAGGGAAGCTGCATTCATCAAAAATTTCTGGTCGCCGGCGCCGGCGCAGATGACAACCTTGTTGATTGAACAAAACTGCCCCGGATTACCTACTCCCACCAATGAGAAAATCATCTCCGAACCAGGCAACACATTGAGCGCATTGGTCGTATTCGCTATCGCCGCCAACGCGAGAGTGAAGCCGGATGTTGAGCTTTGCCCGAATACGATTGTCAGGGTAGTCGGATATGCGATCGTGACAACGTTCGCGACATTGGTTGCGCTGACACCCGCACCTACGAGTGCCGCATTGGCGTTTATGGCTGCCACCAGTCCCGCCGCTGCCGTAGTTGTAGTGTCGAGCGCAACTTGTGTATATGACACGGTAACGGGGCTGCCCGTGATTGGCGTGGCTGTGAATGTGACAGATAGAATGCCACCGATATTCAGAACACCGCCCACAGTGACAGTCTGCCGCGATACATTCCCGCTTATGTCGTCGTAGTTATTGACGCCGTACCAGCGCTGAATCAGCCCCAGTTCAGTGCCACCATAAAACCTATTCTTAAACTGGATACTGGCATTACAGCTCGTGTTGTCGATGTTGTACCAGATGTTATTGCCGTCAAGCGTGTTGTACGCCAGGATGAACGCGTGCTTGCAAATACCACCATCAGTGAGATACGGGACCCAGAACCAGACTTCTTGCGTGTCCCGGTAATGAACAGCATGGCACCGGTCCATCACAGACTTATCAACCTGAATGAACTGGTCATAAATATCCAAACTGATTGTTGATGTCAGCAGGTTCGGCGTAGTGACATCGCCTGTATAGACCCGGAAGCCATCAGTTGCCATGAATAACAAAGCGTTATCTAATTGCACGAACGTTGCATTCGATGGGATGCCGAATCCGAGGGTGTAGATTTCCATACGGAAGTTCCCAGCATCGGTGCCTTTCAGGACACAGACACCATTCTGGCAGCCGACAAATAGAACTTCAGTGCCCGCTGAACTACTCAGAGAGATGGACGTGAGCGCCGTAGGTGCCCCACAGATGGGCGGAATGGGAATAGTGAAGGCATCAGTCACGCGTGGTGGTACGGACGCCGGGAACCCCTCTGCGTCACCTAGTCCTGACAGAAGCAGGACGTTTGCCACGGCGCTACCACTTGCGCCATTAGTGGCAAATTTAGCGTAAGCCATTCGGCTAGCAAACGGTGTGCAGAGTGCAGGCTTAGTATAGGTTAGAGTATTAAATACGCCGGGGAATACCGGGGTGGCAGAGCTGTCAACCAGGGTCGCCGTAATGGTGCCTGTAACGGTTCTGGCAACCGTAGTACCGAACCCTCGCGGGTAAGTAATTGTCATCACGGCCGCGTTAGTAGTTGCCTTGATGCCCACAGTGCTAGTGGTGCCAAGCCCCGCATTAATCAATGCGACAAGCCCCGCCGCAACCGTGCTGGTGGTATCGGTTCCCAGTACCGTGTAAACGATATTGGACGGACTTACGATTAAGGAGGTGCTCGTAAACGTTAGCGTGACAGTGTTGCCAACATTGATGGCACCACCAATAGTGCATGTGGTGGTGCGGAAGCCATTATCAAACCCAAGCGTCGCAGCCGTATCTGGTGCCAATCCGTCCGTCGTGTTGAAGATTTTCTGAGGCTCAATGGCCCCATTGCAGTAAATTGTAAAAGGTCGCACTGTCGTTTGCGTCGGGGCAGACAAGCGCATACAAGGACGAGCAACTGTACTCAGTGCAGTCATACCTGCAATCGCAGTGCCCTTGTGCGCCACAGTGTCATAGTTGTAAAGCGTGTTACCGACCTGGCTGAGCAGGAATGAGTTACCAAGCGCGTCGAGATATGTACCGAAGCCGAGTGTATTGTCAGTGCCACTATTCAGAGCGCTCTGAGCATCACGGACCCAGCCACCACCCCTGGAGCTGAACATGCCCCGTGAGAATTGGTGAAAGTTGCGGATTCTCTTTGCTTTCTGCGCCGGACGTAGGTAGTCATCAATGTTCGACATGATGCCCTGAGAGCAATCAACAGTACGCGTATCGAGTGATACGCCCTTCTTCGCCAGCGGTGAATATTGCGCTGGTGCCTTTTCCATTACCTTATCCCAGATGGAGTTGTGTAACTTTCGTTATCGTTAGGGCTGTTGTAATAACCGAACCGACTACCACCGGAAAACATCTTTTTCATGCGCACAGCCTTACGCTCTGCGCGGGGTGCTGTCGCCTTTTGCCGAGCCTTGGCATAAGCTCGCTCAGCCTGCATCAGCAACGAGCCAGACTTACCTTCGCCTAACAGGTCTTCCAGGTTAAAGCGTGCCATCTCAAGGATGCAGTGCTCGTACTCAGGCGGCCACAGCACAACGCTGGTATCAATCAGCAGGCTGTAAGGGTTGAGCTGCGCGATATATTCAAGCTGATAAGCCTTGTCGGGTATCGGGTGAAAGCGAACCTGATAAATGGGGCTGATGGCCGTTCTTGCGACAGGCAAGAGGATGTAGTGAACCGGTGCCCCGGAACTAATTTGTGAAAGGTCCGGGTAACGCGTGGTGAAATATTCGTAAGTCCAATTACGAATAGCGCCGGGTCCGGCGGGCGTCACTGAGAGATTTCGGAAGCCATCGAAGGTGAGCGACTCAACGGATATGCCAGAGTCAAGCGAGTAGATAGCACCTTGGATGTTATCAATGTTTAGCGTAATTCGCCTACGGGCAAAGCCCACTGGCAGGTCAACGCTGACCTTGGCGTGCATCAATACAATAAACTCGCGAGCGCATAGCTGATAGCGAGTCATTAACCCTTGTGAGGGGTTGTTAAAAGTGTTCCCGTCGTCTGGAATCTCCGACAGTCCAGACTGCCGGAGTATCCGGTTTGTAAGTTGAATCCAAGTGCTGTTAGCCATGGTTTCCCTACTGTTTTTCTCGTTTCAGAGGACTTGCTTTCTGACGGAGAATCCGGGCAAGCCCTCTGACGAGAGCCTTCGTTAGAAGTCGGTCGGTTCGAACTCGATAGTTACGCTAATGTCAATCGCATCAACAGTTTGGACACCAGCGCTGTACTCGCAATAGATACCCTCAGTGGCAGTTATCGCAAGGTCGGCACCGGTGCCGGTCAAAGTCCCGAGAGTCGCGGTATTCGCGACCAAGGTGTTTGCATCGAACGTTGCTGTAGATAGCATCGTAGCGCCAGTACTGGAAGCCTTTAGCACCTTGATGACATCGGTGCCCACAGTTGGTGCAACCTGGCAACCGATGTTTACGCGAGTGACGATACCGGCTCGTCCGGGGAACGCCAGCCCTCTGTAGAGCGTGGAGTCAGCGGCTGCGGCGGTATTGGGCGACAGTACAAGTTTTATGACTTGACGCTTGGCGCTACCTGTTTGAATATTGGCAGCGGTCAAGCCACCAGTAATCGTTGGAGCAGAGCCAAAGGTCTTCACACCATTGATAGTCTGAGTTCCCTCGGATTGAACAATGTTGGCATTGCCCAAATCTTGAATAGTGATAGTGTCACTACTGGACGTGAGCGTTGCACTGGACAGCACCGGAGCATTGGTGAAGGTTTTAACACCGCCAATAGTTTGAGCCGTACCGGTTGTCATCAAAATATCGGCTGCACCAAGCACTGGAATGCTGAGAGTACGGGCAGCACTCTCGTTACCCGATGAAACAGTTATAAGATGAGATGCATCCGAGTCCTGGATTTTCAAGCCAGTCGGAGCGTGAGTGATGACGTTGGCACCAGTCATCGTGTAAACGCCAGTAATGGTGGCGTTTCCGGCAGTCATCAGGAATGAAGCGGAAGCGCCAGCATCAGCGATTGTATACGTCCGGGTTGCGGCTGGCGTAGTACAAACGATAATAGTATCAAGTGTAACGTTCGCACGGCTCGCCGGACGGAACACAAAGGACGGACCCAGCAAGCCTGTGTTGTTAAGGTTGCCCCCAACAATAAGCTGTTGTGGAATCCGAACATTGCTTTTGAATCTCGTCTCTGGGGCGGCTTGTGCCATTACTGGCAGCCCCGCCATGAAGGAGACAAGAAGTGCGAGCAGCGTGATTGCTATACGCATTTTATGTACTCCTTTATTGTCCACGGGAACCCCATTGCCCTCTCCAGGTTGGCTGAAGGAAGGAGTACGAGCAGAGCGCTTGATACAAGACGCTAGGCGAGTTCTGATCTTTGACCATCCAGGTGCGTGGACGTTCACGGTAAAAGAACATATTCTTTGCCTTGGATACGTCACGCAGATACCACTGAGTAGCGGCAATGGTCGGAGCTTCAGCCAAGAGCGGCAAGCAAACGACGGTGATTTTGAACACCTTTTTGTAGACGTTGATAGCGTTGTTGTTGCTATCAGGAGTCTTGTCGGAGCCTACCAATTCTTCAGCGTACTTCTTCAAGCGAGGTCCAACGATTAGCTGGATTTCGCCTTCGCCATAACCTTGGCTTACGCTGCCGTTCTCGTCTTTCGTTTCGAGCATGTCAGCGATAGCATTGAACAAGGTATCGCTGTTAAGCGGTACGTCGTTCCGGTTGGCGTGAGTGACCGAAGCTGGTGCAAACTTGAGCGTGTGGGCTGTGCTGAACAGCGAGACACCATCGGGCGTAAGCACGGAGGTGAAGCCGTTGTAGAACAACTGCATAGCGTCCTTGTAAATCTTGCGCTGCATGGCATCAGCAAGACCCCAGACACGGCTATTGATTTCGTCGTAGAGATTATCTCTCATCATTTCGTGCGTGATTTTAACTTCGCCCGTGAATGTGAGGTGAACCGTAGCAGCAGTGTAAGCCTTACGGACTTGAACGCGCTGATATGGCGTGCCTTCATCGGTCTGGATAACGACATCCGGGCCGGTGTACTCACTTGCTTCTTCTCTTCGCTTCGTCGATTCTTTTACATCGAAGACGCTCTCCCAACTTGTCCCACCCTCAAATGTGACGGTGTAGACCTCGCGGAGAGTATCTTCCATGTACTCGATGAAGTCTTGTCTGTTTACTTGTGCAGACATATTATCTTTACTCCTTACGCGGGTTGGCTAGTTAGATTGGGGATGTAATTCTGCCGCTGACAAGCGCTGACGTACCTTTCGGCTTGCCTTGCGACATATCAATCTGGTGGACTTGGAACAGTCCGCCAGTAACATCGGCGGCGGCACTGGAAATCAAAAGTTCCGGTGTAGTGGCATCCCACTTAACCTTGTCGCCGGGACCAAATGGCAATGCTTGGATAGTATCGCCTGTGGTGCAAGCGCGTGGAGCTGGCGGGTTGAATACCAGTGTCACGTTACCGGCTCCAACTACAGATGTTTCGACAATGCCCTGCCAGTCTTGCTCTGGAAGGTAGACGGTCCCGCCGGTGAAGTCGCCAGTCGAGCCACCATAAGCAGCTACGGCAGCGGCTTTGTTGGTGTTAACTACAGCGGTCGCACCGATTGTGGCACCACCCAGTAGGGGTGCCAGGTCTGTTTCAATGTCCTGCATGTCGTGTATGGGGATACCGGTAATCTGCTCACCTTTTGTGGTCGTAAGCAATTCTGTTACCGGTCGCAATGGTGAAAGGTTTAGACCATTCACGTTACCGAGGCTCTGACCGTTATACGGCTGAATGTCCATGTTCTCAACGAGCAAGAACGGCTGTTCGGTTGCTCCTGCGATAACAACGGGCACGCCGTCAGTCATCTTGCAGAGCGAACCGAGGACGTACTGTGTTGATTTTTTTCCTTGAAGACGTTCAATCAGGTCATTAATGCCCGCTCGACTCTTTAATCGAAAAGCCATAATTAGTTAACTCCTGCTTTTGGATGATTTTAGTTTTTCTTCGGCTCGACTTATATTGTCGAGGGCTCGTTTCTGTGCGGCTTCGGGCGTAAGACGCATCTCTTTTTTCCCGAAGCTCATCTGTGAATTGAATAACTCGCGCTGCTTCTCGGTGAGTGAATCAACGCTAAGCGAGCTTGAGCCTTCTGGTGTACCAGCCGGTGCTGAATTTTTCATTGCGGGTCCACCTGCTGGCTTGGCTGCTGGCTCGGCACCACCGGCACCGTTCCATTTGGTTACTTGTGCTACAACGGACTTCTCGAATACCTTCCAGTCAATCGAGCCATCTGCATGGAATCGGTTAACCAGGCTCGGGTTTGCGTTATAGTCGGCATACGCCTTCTGTATGATTGAATGTTTCAACTCGCTAATCAGCTCAGGGTTCTTTGCTGATTCTGCGAAGCGGTCAACCATGCGACCCAGTTCGGATTGGATTTGCTGACCCCTTTCCTCACCGCGAATCTTTGCCTGCTCTTCGCGCTGAGCGGCCGTCATGTCAGCCATGCCAGCCTTAATCAGGTCAACCATGACGGGCATAACATCCGCGTCCATCTTGCCGTCTTTCAGGAACCGTTCGGCTGTGTCTTGGAAAATGCTTGCTCTCTGAGCCACCGCTACTGGTGCAGCTTGCTGAACCGGCATCCGGTCGAATACTTTATTGACAATACTTTCAGCCAGCGCTGAGGCGTCTACCACGTGCTGTGGTTCGGCGCTTGCTTGCATCTGGCCCTCTGCTGGTTCTATCGGCATCTTGTTTCTTTATCTCCGCTGTAATTGATTGGCTTGGCAGTGCCGTTTCTTTTGCTCTGGCTTGCTCTGCACCTCTACGCACCCTTCCGATTAACTGGTTCAGTGCATATTGGATAGTCGTCAGTGTTTGCCATCCAGGCTCGCCGGGTCTGCATTCAAACTCTTTTTGGATTTCTCCGGCCATAAGCTGAGCGTAAGCCCACCCCTCTGTTTGAACTAGATACAGAAGTTCTTTATTGCGAACATCTGCCAACAGTGCGCTACTTTCAGACATCAGTGCCTCCGTCGTCCATGCCACCAGGTAAGCCACCGCCCTGCTGCTCTTGTGCTGCTCCGATTTGCTGCATGGCATTCTGAAGCGCCATAATCTGAACCTGTGGATTAGCGGCCGCAAGTTCTTGCGGGCTCATCAAGTTCTCGGCTTTGATTGGTACGTTCATCAGGCGACAAGCCTCGACAACCATATCGACAATCACACCGCCAGCATTCGGCATATACTGCGCCGCCTGTCCAACCATGCCAATTGCCTGGCTGAGCGCCGCGAGTCTTTGCCCTTTGTCAAAGATGCCTTGAAGAAAGCCAATTGTGATGCTGCGCGGCTTTTGGAAGTCGCGCATCTTCAGCTTGTCCTGAACTAACCTGCTGTTGATGTTGCGCTGGTATTCAAGGTCGCCCTGCTCGTTCGGCTCTACGCGGTCTTTCATCAGGTCGTAGGAACCCTGGAAGAATGACGTTAGTGTGTCGCTGTACTTCGCGGACATTTCATCGAGCATCAGGTTGCCCGATGAGCTATCGTGATTGACCTCAGTGGCAGTCTTACCCTTACTCACGCTGCGCGTGGCGCTGGTGGCTTGCAAGCCGTCAATGCCCATCTTGGTTCTAAGGTCATCGCCCCAGAATTTCATATCCTGCCAGCCGAGCTGCAAGCCTCGCTCTGGTGTCGGGACCGGTGACATAACTTTCGTAATATCAACCATGCCGTCAATCTCGTTGATAGCACCAGGCATGAACGATACTTCGCCATCTTTGAACACGGAGGCAAGTACGTTCTGTGCCGGGAACTGCACCGCTACGGCTGCGTTGAATAACAGCCCGGCAAGCACGTTCTTTTGACGCAAAGCAGATAGTGACTTTTCAATGCCACTGATACCGTATGGCGTATTCGTGAAGAACTCATTATATGTATCGAACAGGAATTGTCTTTGACCAGTCGGGTTTGTCTCGACACGAATCATCCGGGGTCCGGCTTTGCCGCCCTTCCCATTGCTGTTGACAGCGAAGTGGAAATAAGTGTCAAAAAACTCTTTGTCTTCAAACTTCAGATACGGTACGTAACAGATATAGACTGGCACCAGCCTGGTGGAATCATGGCTTGTCTCAGGGTCGAGCCCCATGATTTCCATGCTGCGAATACGCGTACCGCCATCATGGTTGGTATTCCACAAGTCATAGGCATACTGCCCATCGAGCCCCGATAGGTTGCCGTAGGTCTTGACGCCGGGGGAATCCTCTTCTGCTACAAGCTCTTGTATGTACCGGAAGGTCTGAACAATGAATGGTTCCTTGCGCCGATTAGTCAGGTCCGTGATAGGAGAAAAGAAGTAATCATGAGTATCAATAACCCGGATGACCGGACCATTGAAGAGGCAGACTTCTTCCATTACCTGGGTGAATTGAGCGGCTTCCTTGCTCTTGATACCACCTGTAAGCAGCGCATCACGGATAGCTTGTTGGCTCTTTACTCCAAGCACCGGACGGCGGCCATACTCCTCTTGGTGCTCCCAATAGAAAGCGCCATCGCCCCGGACAACCATCATCTTGAGCCACTTGGCGAGCTGCCTGCGTGAGCCTGATTCACGGTGCTTGTATATCAGATAGTCCCGGACAGCATCGGTTACGGCTTGTGGTTCGTCAGGGTCGGATGCGGACGGATTGAGGTACGGCATACCGGGCGGCAAGATTGCTTGCAGCATACGGATGACGATTGTATTGACGTTATCATGGGCGTCTGTTTCTCCAAACTCGGAGTCATCGAGGAAGTCGATTGCTCCCGTGTCTGGCAGTCGTCGATAGCACAAATAGGCTTCGTCGCAAGCTCGCCATTTGGCTTCAATGGGTCTTCGGGAGTCATGGTAATACTCTTTGAGTTGCCAGAAGTGTTTTGCCAATCGGTCCATAAATGGCGAGCTTAATGGTGGCGTGCTGTCCGGTATGAATATTAACTTGCCCATGATTTGGCCCCTGTCTTCCAGACCTTCTCCATCTTCTTGACAGAGAGATGCCGAACGTTTCCGCTCTTTAGAATAAATTTGAATACTGCGCCCATGCCCACGCAATCGAAGATGTCAGCCCACGGGTGGCGGCGGTCGATGGCATCCTGCACAGTGCCATTCTTATCAACCTTCCGGCGATAGCCACCACGGAGGGCCTCGATAAATATCGGGCAATGCTTGCTGTTGATGACGAGGCATGGTCGGTTGTATTCATCCACGCGGTTCATCAGCATTTGAATCGCTGTAATCCGCATGGGCTCACGCTTCGTAGACTTGATTTGTGACAGCCATGCGCTGTTGATGGTCATGCCCCAACTGCGTTGAATGAGCACGTAGTCAGCATCGTCCTGTGACGCGACCTGCCTGGTAGCGCCTTGAGGGTCGCCAATTGCTTGCTCAAATTCAAAGTTCTCAAACCGGCTGTTGGAGATATTCTCCTCGCATTCCATCACCTGCCCGAGATATGCTTCGTCCATAATCATTTCATGATGAACGAGCAAACGGCCGTTATCCATGTCAGCCTGAACCCACGCCCATGCGAACGTTTTACCGGGGTCACAAATGCGCAGGATAGGCAGCTCTGGGTCAATTTCCAGTTCTGGGTCACAGTGAATATCTTCGTTGAACGACTCGAACAGGCGACCCTTCTGGGAGCTGTTGTAATCCAGCAGGTACTCTTTCGCCATAGTCTCGGCATCGTTGTTCGACTGCATCATTTCCAGCCAAGGCGACCATGCTTGACCGTTACGAACTTCTAGTCCCTCGCATCTGTCGGGGTGTCGATACCAGTGGAATCTGATGTGCGTAACTTTCTCCGGCTTCTCGCCAGGGGAGCAGAACTCAGGGTGTACCATCTTGGCAAATTTGTTAAAGGGTCCGTCAGGAGTGCCGACAGCAATACGGACTTTGACGGTCCCTGAAAGCGAGCGCCAGGATTGTTCATCGAACTCCCACTTGGGCATCTCGTCGCAGAAAGCCGCAAGTGCCCGTCCGCCTCGTCCGAAGTTTTCGTTAGACGACTCGCCAACAATTTGCGCGCCACCTTCGCCCGGTGGTTTCGTAGAAAGCAAGCGCTCTTTGCTAAACTTTTTAGACTGAATGTCAAAGCCTGGAGGTAGAAGAAACTCAGGCTGTCGGATAATGTTGAACCGCAGTTTTTCAAACGGCGTGTCCATGTCGCCAATCTTGTCAACTTCCTCCTCCTTTCTACTACCGATAATAAAAGAGGACCCGTGAAACTGCCAGAACCACTGGAAAACATAGAGCACCACGAACGATGCGCCCATGTCCCGAGCCTTGTCGATGACGATGTTTTCACGGAATAGGTTTTCGTTCTGCGCCCGCTGCAAAGAGTTTACAAGGTGCTCAATAGCTTCCTCTTGAAACTCCCAGGGGATGAACGGTTCTTCGATGGACGCAGCATTCTTGCGCGGGTCGTATGCCCACGCTGTATATTGCATCCAGAATATCGGATTCTCTTTGCACTCTTCCACGAACGCTTTTAGTGTCTTCGGGTCACGAAGACACTTATTCATCATGCGTTCGCGTTCAAGCTCCCACCAGTCCGTATCGGGCTTAGGAGTTGACTTTATTATCAGTTCCATTGGCCACCGAAGTGAAAAGCTCTACTTCGGGTGCGACTTTTTCGGGAATGATTTCCGGCACCCAGCAGGGACCGATAACCTTTTCTCCGTCTTTGGGTATCTTTATTTCAAGGGCAAATTCTTCGATAGCGCCTTGGTTAGGTGTCAAGGCAATGCCATTAGCACCGCCAGTGGTGAGGCTGTGAACAATAAACATTGCATGTTGCCCGGCACGATTATAGTAAGTGCCAAACTTGCTCATGAAGCTCTCAGACTTAGCCCAGTGCTTTTTCTCGCGAGTCTTGAGGTCACGAACCGTATCTTCAAGGTCTGCAACCTGTAGCGATAGGGCCCCGATAGCCTTGCGTAATTCATCAATCGGAAGTGGGGCCATAATCGCTGGTGGCGCTTTCACTTCGGGAGCAGCAACCATTAGTAGCCGTCCTTGTCAGTATCTTTAACCTTTTTGGTGCTTTTCTTCTTGGCGTCAGAGGCTTCGTGCTCGCCTTCAAGCCCAGGCAAGCCGGGTATGGCATCGCTTTTCGTAACGCTGGTAACTTCTTTCCTGGCATTGCTGGTGGTTTTCAACTTCATTTTTTTCATCATGGATTCTCCTGAGACATAATCGCAGCATAACGCAGGGCGTATCCTTGAACTAGATACTAAGCTCCTGTGACTTTCTCGACTGGCTTCGCCTTGCGCTCAATATCCTTGATAACTTCGTCCGCTCTCTTTTGCCAGAACTCAGCCTTAGCTCTCCACTTCTCATCCTGCTTACCCTCTTCGGCAGATAATTTAGTGTACTTTTCGACAACGCGCTTAACTTCGGGTGAATCCTTGCGAAATCCCTGTTCGTAGAGGTCTTCGAGTGATTCATTTTTATCGGCGTCAAGCTCCTTCAAATCAACCACAGCATCTACCTCTTTCTCGTCAGCAATTGCCTCACTGAGGTATTCTGCATCGGCTGTATCGGCAACGAAATTACGCAGGTCTTGAGCCTTGGCCGCATTGTAATGCAGCTCATTTTCTTCCTTGTCGTGCGTTCCCCAATACTTAGAGCTGAGTGCTTTGAACACATTGGTTTCTACTGGAATATTAGCAACGTGCTTCTCGTCACCAAAAAATTCATGGTCGTAAATCTTCTCAACCTTGTAGCCGCGCTGCCCCTCATTTGCAGCCTTGACGTAATCAGTAGCAACACCACCACCTATGACTCCGAATAGTGAATTCGCACCGGCAATCATCAATGCTCTGGCTATAGCTTCGGTTTGTTTTGCAGGGTCGCTGCTCATTGTTCGCTGAAGCGTATCCCTGCCAATCTCCAAAGCGGAGGCACCACCGCTGGCAATCGGCATTAACGAGTGCTGTAAGTGGGGAATGGTCGGCAGGTTTTCGATATGCAATAGCGCCCGTCCAGCATGAACGTTATCCATAAACTTGTAGTAGTTTGGAATCCCGACAGTATGACGGAACGCAGCCTCAAGGTCTTTCGGTATTGGCCCTTTGTCGCCCGCTACTACGTAGAGCCCAAACATGTAAGCGCCAAGCGTAGCAGACGCCTTGGCTGTTTCCGCTTTGGTTTTTGATGCCAGCAGGTTGCGCACCATGATATGAAAATTGCGCGATTGCACTGATGGCATTGAAAGAAACAGATTGCCTAATTTGATTTTGGTGCTTCGTTGAAATATGTTTGAGTCACGGAAGCCGGGTACATTTACGCCAGTTATATCGCTCATGTAGTCTTGCGTAATCCGCATAGCTTTGGTTAGCCTCTCGGAATCATTAGCAAGCGGACCCACCCCTTTGCGTGCCGCTAGAATATCAGCAGCAAGTTTATCACCACTCTTGTATCCAAGCTCTTTGGCGGCTTTCTCAAGCCCCATAATGGCGGCAACATTGTTTGGCGTTTGTTCTAACAACTGCCCCGTAACGGCCTTAACGCCACCAGCCACAACACCATGCGGATTCTTGTCGATGGTGGCACGCAACCTACCACTAATCTTATTGTTCACCCCTGCAACAAATCCGAGCTGCCCGAGTTCCTCTATTGATTCGGTGATTGGACCTTCGATGCCACTCAGTAATTCGCGGGCAAACTCTCGCGTAGCCCCAGGCTTATAAGCCTTGATGATAGCTGTAGCGAGGCTTACCGGTCCTTCTTTGGCGAATAACGCAACGCCCTTTTCGGCTGCGTGAATGACAGCATTGGCATTCTTACCAAGGAACATATAGCGCATCAACGAACCGACACCACTTGTTACAAGTTTGTCAGCATTACCCTCAACCTCACCGACACCGCCGTGCAATTCTTTCATATGAATACGTAATGTGTGGTGAAGTCGCCCAAGCCCACTCTGTCTGGAGAATCCCTCGGTGTGCGTATTTAACCATTCTAAAATTGGCGCCATCTTCTTGGTGTAGTCATTGATTACGTCGCGAGATTCATCGAGCATCTTTAGCGCTTCTGGTGTCAGTTCGGCACGCTGCTCTTTCGTTAGTTTGCCGCGCAATCCAGACTTGAGTATGCCGGGCTCAATCTTGCCAGCAGCCATCTGCTTTAATGACAACTTAGCGCGAGTATTTTTGAACAAGCCTTCAAGCCCATCTTTGCCAAGTTCGCTTATAGACTTACCCGCCTTGAGATAAGCGTCTGCAAGTTCTTTGTCGTACTGACGTAAAATGTCGCTCGTCTTCTGAACACCAAGCCCGTGCATGATAGTGTCGTAAGACCGTACCGGGTCTTTCACGGATTTCCATAAGCGGACAAACCCGGAAATAAGAATACCTTCCGGCGAAGCGGCAAGTAGATAAGGGTCGCGCCTGGTTATCAGTGCGAGCATCTTTGCTGCTTCTGGTGTTGCTTCAGTAAATCCCCTGGCTGCTAATTCTTCCCGTAGTAACGCCCTGACCGCCTCAACATCAGGAGCGTCATCAATACCCTGGTAGTACCCCTCTGGCTCTGGCTTCTCATCGGGCATATCGCCCGTTTCTTCGTCTAGTTCCTTGCGCCTCGCGTTACTTTTCCCTTTTTGAAACTTGTGCACCTCTTCGGCGTGAACATCCTTTGGATAGATGGTGGCTGGTGGTGGTGCCTTAGCTGGTGGTGGTGCCTTAGCTGGTGGTGTTACCGGCTCATTTTTTTTTGCGCCAGCCTTCAGGAATCCAGCGGCTTGACGCTCACCCTCGACATCAATAACTTTCGGCTTCGGTAAGGTGAACTCACCCTTGTCGGCAGCGCGATAAGATTTAGTCACCGCACGTGCTGGTTCAATTGGTCCGGCTTCTGCCCTGGCAGCGTGGACTTGTAATTCGGCAGCACCATCTGGTAACTGTCCCTGGAAGTGCTCAGCCCTGCCTTGTCCGACATTAGCGCGATTACCTTGGTCGGCAGCCTGCTGCTCCCTGAACCGTGCGGCACTTTCGCCGGACGATGACTCCCATGCAGCAAGGTCGGCAGCACCATCTGGTAACTGTCCCTGGAAGTGCTCAGCCCTGCCTTGTCCGGCATTAGCGCGATTACCCTGGTCGGCAACTTGTTGCTCCCTGGAACGTGCAGCACTTTCACCGGCTTGCGACTCCCATGCAGCAAGGTCTTTCTCAGACTGCGCCATTGCAGCCTCGGCTTGTTCTAAATGATGCGCGGTCGCCTCTCGTGCTTCCTTGATACGTGTCCCGGCATCTTGGCTTACGCGTAGCCGCTTACCTTGCTTGCCCTTCGCAGTATTCTCGACATGTGCCTTCTGGGCATCACCTTCGAGCTTAGCAAACCGCTTACTTTCGCTTTCATAAGCATTCTGCCAAAACTTGGCTTTATCCTGAGAGTCTTTCGCCCTCTCCTCGGCTATCTTAATCCCTTGTGTTCGCCTGCCCTCTTCGGACGCTTTGACACCTTCATTGTATTTGCGCTGAGCATCACCGGCCGCATGGTTATCTTTCATCGCCTTCAGGCGACCCATCTGCTGTAGCTTCTCTTTGTGAACACGGCGCAATTCGCCAACCTTGCCCGCACCCTTAGCCAAGCCTTCGCCAATAGCGCCAAGTCCAGCGCCGGCGGCGGCGGCCTGTAGCCCGCCCTTAACGCCGACCGAGAACAATTTGGCAATATCTATATGCGCATTCTTTTGCGCTAATTCTTTCGTAGCCTCTTCCTGAATAGCTTGAACGAATCCACCGGCACCGGCACCTGTGGTTAGCTTCAGGATGCGTTGAACCGCGCCAGGTAAATGTAATGCGCCTTGAAGTAATGCACCGCCCAAAGGTCCGGCTTGATGCATGATAGCCGGGAGTGCTTTCATGCCTATATTGGCAGCACCAATACCGGCCTCAAAGCCAACCATCGAAGGTAGCATTTCACCTGCTTGATGGGCGACACCGGATACTATCGGATGCTCACGCTCACCGGCTGCTAATGCTCCCTGGTGGTAATCCTTAACGGCAGAGGTCAGGTCGGATGGCGTTTGATTTTCTTCCGGTACGTACCGCGGCACGTTAATCATTTGCTGCGATTGATTCATCATCGCATTATCGAGGTCTTGCAATCCCTGCGCTGCACCTAATGTGACATTAGCGCCAACCTGTCCGGCAATAGCCCCGGCATCATTGCCAAACTTTTGCAAGCCCGCGCCAAAACCCCTGGCACCTTCCATTACATTCTGCCCGGCACCGAGAAAGAAATTGCTGTCGCCTTGCTGCGCGGCACCTTCACCGCCTGCCATCAGGTGAGCGCCTTCGTTAAAAGCCTCAAGGTCTGCGGTTACAGATGGTTTTTTCTTTGTGGTGGCAATAGGCGGTGCCTCAGCGGTTTGCCCTGCACCCTTAAAGGCTGCGAGGTCTTCCTTGACTCCCATTTACTTGCCTCCCGCCTTCCACTTTGAAAGCATCTCGTATTTCTTTTCTGGTGGTAGTACGTCCCAAAGTTCATTATGCTTTTCCCAAAAGGATAAGCCCATACCATCGCTGGCGAATCGCATAGCACGCTTACGGTCCTTGGTCATCTTCTCGCCTACCGCCGCCGCAATTTGTGTTTTCTTGAGAGCAGTGCTCGCATCAGCGGCGTCAAGTTTCGCCTGCCCTAACGGGGTCATCTCTCCCGGTATCGGTGGCGGTGGCGGTGACTGAAAGCCTGGCACCGGAACGCGAGGCTGTCCGAATCTGCCCGTACTAGCCTCAAGGGCTGATTGCATATTTCGGTACGGTTTGCCATTGTGCGAGATCGTCCGCTTATGCAGCCTCTCAGAATATCCTTCGATATTCTTGATATCGCCGCTTGCGAATTTGCCCATGTGCTCACCGGTTTTCCTGTAGTGCTGGATCGCCTGTTCTTCTGTGTGGTGCTTGCCGTCGAAGATAGTAGGTATCAGCACTTCATACTTGCCGTCGTTGAAGCTCATCGAAAATTCTGTGCCGTAGCTACCATCAGGATTGTCTACAATCTGACGCTTAGACAGATCGACGTTGCCTTTCTCTACTAGCCCCGGAAAGCTTTTCACGTCCGCATAGCCCGTCGACGTGCCAATCTTTGTTGCGGCCGGCGGATTCACCATTCCTTTAGTCCCCGGGACATTTCCGACCTGCATTGATTGCGGCGCGCCTGAACTTAACTGCTTTGCAGTCGGTGGCGGCGGCGGTGACTGAAAGCCTGGCACCGGAACGCGAGGCTGTCCGAATCTGCCCGTACTAGCCTCAAAGGCTGATTGCATATTGTTGTACTTGATAGCGGGGTTCGCTTGCACACTCAGCACTTTAGCCTCAGCTAAGTTCATGCCAGTCGCTTGGTTGATAGCAAAACCAAGCTCCATCTCTCTCAGTTTGGCGTTATAGACTTCAAGCTGCTTGCCCGACAATGATTGACTCGTGTTCGCAATCTTGTCTTGGATATTGATGCGCTGCTGCCCTTGGTTCTCCAGGGTATCATTTCGCTCAGCCTTAATATCAAGCCCGGCCCATAGGCGGTCATCGCTCTTAGATTTCTGCTCGTCACCAGTGATGGACTTAAATAAATCCTTCCAGTCACCACCGAGCCCTTGGTACTTTGCTATCTCTGCGAGCAGGTCAGCATTGCCAGTTTGATGCAAACCCTCGGCAAACTTGAGAGCCTCGACTTGTCCGCTTAATTGCAATCTTTGTGCTTGAGTGTTGGCATAACGATTTCGGCTTTTTAGAGTAAGCATCCGGGTGATAAGCCCGCCATCAGCACCAACGGGTGAACCAGTATCACCACCGCCGAGATTGGCAAGTTGCTGCATTATTGCATTACCACTCTCCTGGAGTGCCTTATGAGCAGAGCGTCCTTTGTCGTACTCGTCAAGTAGTTCATGAGTCCGTTTGTAATCAGGCTGAGTGTCCATCAAGCCTTGTGCTTGAGTGGCAACACGGTCAGCGCCACCGAATGGATTAGGGTCCATCCGTCCCGCTTGAGCAATGCCTGGTGTTAAAGGATTCGGAAATGCTATCTGGTCGGTACGAGCAGCATTCATTAATAGTTCAATGTTCGGGTCGGCTTCAGCACCACGCGGAGCCACCGCCTGTGACGGCTGGCTAGGGATGGGTACTTGTGAGCGCCCTATCATCATCATCTCCGATGGCGGCGGTGGTGGGACTAGCATCTGCCTGCGATTTACCATTAGAATAAACCCCTACTGCCGATAATCGTTTTCGCCGCATTACCAAGGAAATTCTGATTACCCACACCACGTTGAGTATTTGCCCCGGTTTGCGTACCATAGCCACCAAGTTGACCCTGATACCGCCCGAGTGCAAATTGATTCCGGTTTTGATTAGCGCCAAGATTGTAGCTATTCTGCGCCTGATTGTTCTGCATGGCGTAGCTGTTAGCGGCGTTGGTGCTGTCCTGCGCCAACCCTGCAATGCCCAGCCCGCGATTAACGTCAGACCGGTTCTGCTGTTGCTGCAATCCAATCGGCCCGCTATACAATTGACTATAAGCAGCTAATTGATTCTGGAAGTCAGCCTGATTCTGCGCAATACCAGCCTGCCATGAACCAAGCTGATTCATGCCTTGTTGTGCGCCTTGTTGTGCTCCCAGGTAGCTACTTCCGCCCTGTCCTCTTGCTACTCCGTCCGACAGGCTTTGCGCCAGCCCTGGTTGCGCGTATGCGAGATACGCGTTCTGAGCGGCTTGCATGTTCTTCTGGGAGTTCGGGCTGTCCTTCAGGCTCAGCCACCCGCTCCCGTAATTGCTCAGGTCCGCGTTTACGCCCTCCCCTAGTGCGCTTCCCGCCACTTGCTGCGAGTTCTGGACTTGCGGGACTGCTGCCTGCATCCGGGCTAGGTTCTGTTGGTTGCTCTCCCCGTAAGGGTCTTGATATGCCGGTGCCTGCTGGTATTGCTGCGGGGCTTGATACATCGGCGCGGCGGGCGGCTTCGCGGCTTTTTTCTGCATTGAGATATTCCTTGGGTAGATACAGAGGGTTTATCTTCTCTACTGTAATAATATCCGTCAGGGTGCCTTTGAACAAACCATCTAGTGGCGATTGCCCTGAAACGGTGAACCCGCACCGCCACAGCGTCCTTTGCGCCGGTATATTTTCAGACGAAAACTGCGCTTTGATTTTCCTGAGCCCTAAGCCTATCGGCGTGTGCATCTGGCTCGGTGTGCTTTCCGGGTTCCAAGGGGTGAAGCAGTATTCTAGTATCTGAGCAAGCTGCTTCGCGCATGGGTACTTGCCCCGGTATTTCGGAACCGTGTACCCCTCCATCCAAGCATCACGGCCCGGACGAACATCACGAAGTAGCACAAAGCCCACCGGCTCCCGCGTCCCGTCTTCCGCCTCGGCCATGCATCCGAACAGCTCACCCGTTTCCATAGCGCCCCGAACCACTTCGGGAAAAGGGATGTCGAGATTGGTGTCATCCGTGAAATACTTCTCGCGCATCGCATCTTGAAGTAGTGGCAATATCCATTGAATGTCTTCCAGCCGTTTCGTCCATGCCTCTTTCTGCTGCCCTTCGTGTAGCAGGCTAATGCGATAACCGCTATATCTGCGTGGATTGATATACATTATCCGATTACCTTGCATTCATCATTCAACAGCTTAGATGTGTTATTTGTCCTGATACCACATTTGGTGCATTCACTTTTGCGCACCACTATGCCGGGCATATTCTCGTTTTCTACGGTGACGGTTTTCCAGGTGTGCCCAAGCATGGGTTCGTTTTTTGGCTCAACGTCAAAGACTGTATCGAATCCGAACAACTCAACATCCTCGCCGTCTCTTCCCGTTCCAAGCGAGTTACCAAAAATTTCGAGAACCTCCCTTCGGTTGATGTCAACGCCTCCTACATTGAGCGCGTCCTTGAGCGCAACAATTGGCATAGGGCACTCGGTTCGTGGCGGATATGCTCGCGGGGGGATGCTATAGCTTCCATCAGCCTGAGGCTCAAGCTCAACCACTCGCCCATCGCGTTTCACTGCCTCCAATACCTTTGTCATTTTATCAACAGAGCCAGACGTAAGGTACATCTTACGTTCCTCTTTAGTCATCGTTATTTGAATACTCCCGGCCGCACCGAGCAGGTCTGCGATAGTTCCAGCCGGGTTTTCTTCGGCTTGAACAGCAGCTATAGCCTTGAGCTGCGCACCACATACGTACCCAAGTGTATTCATCGCTTCACGGCTGACAATCTCATTATCCGTACCGCTGCCATGAACAAAGGCGTTAATCGCTTCATTCAAGAAATTCACCAGGCCACTATTGGTAGTGATGTCGTGACGCTTACCTTGGAATCTGTTAGCTGACTCCTCAAGTAGCGCATTGCGTATCTCAGACAGGGGGCGCTTGTCGCCCTCTGATACTTTCACCAAAACAGTATGCTCGATACTATCGACGGCTACGAGGCTTTGGCTTGGCGGCTTTTTTGGCTTGAGTGGCTTTTGGTTTCGTGGCTTTGCTCGCAATTGCTTTTACCTTCGGTGGTGCCAGTATCGCCCGCTTAACTGGTGCTGGCTTCTTACTGGTAAGTGATACCACTGCTTTTACCTTTGGTGGTAGTATCATCTGAGATTGAATCTGTAGCGTCATCAATTGAACAAATGATTCAACTGTGGCGCACAACTTATCAATCTTGGCGCTGTCGCTGCTGGCTGCCAGCTTCTCAGCTCGAACCTCCTCCGGTATCAAGGCATCAAGCGTATCGGTATCGCGCAGCTCTCGAACTTGGCTGCCGTAAGAAATAACAGATTGTCCATCGGCGGCACGCTTTGCCATCAGTTCGCCATTCTCCTCTTTGATTGCCTCGACACACTCAATGCAGGATTGCATCGGTGTGTTATGCAATCCGCCGCGCGCCGTTTCCTCCCAGAGGAATACAAGTTCCGCGCACGGAACCTGCACTACATCCTCTTCGCAGGACTGGCATACAAATTTGTATCCTGAATCGGGCGACTTAACGCTGCCCTTATTTCTTCTCGCCATCTCTGTGGTGTCCTTGTTGAATCAGGAATCTCCTGAGGTTAATCAGCTCCATATCGGACTGCTTGAAGCGCTGAGCAATCAACGTGCCAAGCGTGCCACCACCATTCAGTGCGCGACATTCAGCCCATAGAATCTTCTGAAACTCAGTCAAAACTTCCAAAAATGGCGGGCGATACGCTTCGAAGGATTTGACAAATGCATCTGGCTCTGGTCCTACAAATTCGTCAATCTCAATCTCGTCCTCCGTAGGGGTGGGGGCATTCAATACTGGGCCTACGAACTCGACAATCTCCGGCTTTGGGAATAACACGTCAAGAGCTGCCTCTTGTTTTACCTCAAGTGCCTCGGCTGCCGTAGACTCCACGCCAATTGCAGGCAAAGCAAGTTCTTCCGGCGTATGATTCTCCGAACTGGTCCCGGCAGAAGATTGGTTCAAGTTGCTCTCCACACTTGCGACAACATCCGTCTTGGTTTTCTTCACTTTTATTTCGGTCATTTGGTTTAGCCTCTTTTTCGTCGTGCATCTCGCTCCTTAATAATCTGCTTCAGGAGTGTTCCAACTTCTTTGTTTCGTTTGCCGTCATACACCTGGCGAATACCAGGCAATGCGTCTTCCGGTTCCCAACCGCACACGGTCAGATAGAACGCGAATTGGTCGCTTTCTATCCAGTTTTTGACGTGCTTTCGAGCGGTTGAAAGAATATTTTCATGGTCATGTTGCTTGTGCCACATCATTATTCTGAAGTGTCGCCACTGTGAAGTGGCGATTTTGTAGCAGTCCACGACTGTCGTATAGAGCAGCTCCCAGGCTATCAGCTCCTCGAAGTCCATCAACCGAACGGATTGCTTGGTTACAATTTTACTGCCCAGTGCGACAGGCGGTAAATTGCTTCTGAGTTCCGTCCCGTTACCGTGGTTCTCGTGGATAATCGACAAGGTGTAGCTCTAAAATCGGTCAGCTATTGTTTTGTTGAACTATCGCGGATACGCCAGAGTGGTGGCACGTCTCATCGTTTAGGTGGTTTAGCCCTTGCGGAACTGTTCGACATTCGGCGGTGGCTCATCCGGTATCGGATATTGTTCGCGAATCTCGTTAAGCTCAGCTATTCTCGCGTTTTCGTCTACAATAGTTGCATCAGCAAAAGCAGCCAGCAAGCCGGGTAAATTGCCAACAGCACGACAAGCGATACAGATAAAGAAGTAGTTTGCAGGAATGCGTAAAATAAACAGCTCAACACCACACGAATTACACTGCGCCGTGATGTTCGTAGCATTACAAACCACCACCTGGAAGCGCTTCTCCCGGCCCAGCGAAGGAACCATAGATGTCACCTTTGGTACTGGTACTTGATTGGGTTTGTTCATTTAATTGCCTGCCGTATAAGCGATACCGCTCGGTGTACTGATTCATTTCTTTGATTTTTCGTTGACGGAGCTTGACGTACTCTCTTGGTATCAGGCGGTTGCCCGCAAGGTCGGTGAGATTCTTGTTGCCTAGAAATAATTCGCGCTTCCTGATTTCCGCAAGTAGCTGCTCTTGAATCTCAATGCAAGATTCACGCGATTGCGTGAGTGGGTCGAGGTCCATCAGTGATTCAATAATACTTCTCATCAGGTGCGAATGATTTCCTTTATGTGGTGAAGAATAACAGCTTATTTCCAAATTGCAAGCAATACGGATTTCCAGATGTACTCGAAGTAAGAATGCTTAGCCATTTATTGCCGTACCTGAGTGGTGCCTTCTGGCTCAGGGGTGTATTCAGCGCAAACACCACAGAAGTTCCAGCCTTGGCCCTCAAGCCAGCGCATCACGGGTGGTGCCACCTCATGTCCTTCGCGCTTACAGCAACCACATTCAAAGCCAAAGCTGGTATTTTGCAAATAAAGCGTGCTGAATCGCTTCAAGGCCTTACCAAGCCGTTTATTCTCTTGGCTCATGTCTTGATACATATTCGAGAGCCATGTATAGGCTGCTTGTCGCGTGTTGCGCTCAGCGATATGCTCAGAAGCAGGTATTGACCACCACTGAATGACAGCGAGGGCTTCCGGGGCTATAAGCAGCTTCAGGAGCGCCTTGATTTTAGTTAGCATAGATTTTTTCCAATTGTCCATTGACTGCTTCGATGGCAGTTAGCAGGGATTTGGTTATCGTCTGAGTGATTTCCACACGTACCCCTTTCAGGCTTTCTCTTGTTTGATTCTTGGCAGCATTTATGTCGCCATTTAATTGCATGATGGTGGTATCACGCGATGCCACCATATTCATCAGTTTGATTTTCTCGGCTCGCTCGTGTTCTAGTGTCTTGCGACATTCTTCATATTCACGCGCACATCGCGTCATTAAGTAAGAATCAGTGCGGTGAAAGGTGCCCTTAAGGGTGACGGTCGTATTTTGGATACGGACTTTGGTTCCTTCACCGAAGTCGATTTCTTTTGAGGCTTCAGACAATAATCGTAGGTTCATCGGCGCTCCATCCTTGGTTATCACAGACGGCATCGAATGCCGCCAGGCGGGTTTCTATTTTGTAGGCGTTGAAGTCTGCACGCAGGGCGGTCAGGACATCAGTATTGGGTGCTTCTTTCTTTTGTTCAAGATGCAGGGTGATAAGTAGTTGCCTGCATTTCTCAAATGGTGTCAGTGGGTCGGGCTGATTGTGGTAGCCGTAGTATCCGTTCATGACGAACCTCTTGAGCGCCGTGATGGTTTTATTGTTATCGAAGTCCACCGCGTCCAGTAGTCGCATCCCACGTCGTACAAGTAATTGAATCCATTTTTGCAAGGGACGAAGTGCCCGAATAGGCGATAGAAAAGTTGCTGCGAGCGATTGCAATCTTCGAGCGCTAGCCGTGATTCTTCGAATGTTTCCCCGTCGTGGTATCGCTGTCGAGCCTCTTTGATTTGTTTGATGAGGAAAGCAGCATCGCCGGCGCGGAGTCCGTCAGTTTGTTTAGCCACGATGTTGAGCCAAACCGGGGTGCATGTGGTGGTAGGCGGTAAGTTGTGCATCGAGGGTTTGCAATGTGGACATAATCGGGCGGGTCACTTCGAGTTCTTTTGCCAGGGAGCGCTGAGTGAGGTCACGTCGTTCGATTTCGTCTACAAACTGGATAGCAACCTGGTTGACGCATTCTTCGACTTGCTTCAAGGTAAAGCCAGGGAACAGCTTTGATAAAACATCCCACATGCGTTCAGCGACAGGGAGGCCGACAGATGTTGCGCCGACAGATGTTGCGCCAACCGACCTCACGGAACGGACATCTGAGATGAGCGCATCAGGTCCAGCTCCGATTTCATAGAAGTATTCATTGAATCTTGCGCCAGGGATTAATTGCCAGACTTTGCCGCCTTCGCCGGTGTCCATTTCAAGCAAGACGGAGCCAGTAGGAATATTCAATACCGTAGCGCCGCCATCAGCAGGGTTCGGAATGCGATAGTCGTGTTTCACACGAACGAACCGCGAAGCACCACGTCCCCTGCATAGCTTGACATTTCTATCGAGGGCGGTGAGGTGTGTTACGAGGGCATCGACAGAGGGGAGGATTTCGAATGGTTTGGGGTTAAAGTCCATGCAGCCGTCATTGGTGGTGCGGTCGAGCGTTTCATTTTGCATTTAGATTTTCTCCGAAGCAGTGGGTTGGTCAGGGTCGAGGTCCGAGTCATCAGGGGTTTCCAGCACGGATACGCGTTTTTCGAGGGCATCGAGGCGATGGCCTTGGACTTCAGCCAGTTGAATCATGCTGCCGAGCAGGTTGGACAAGAAGACTTCAGAGGACGGAGGAGCCGATATTAGTTTAGGTCCGGCACAGATGGTGGGCGTCTTACCGTGAGCTGATAGTTGCCAGCCGGCATAGAGGAACAGCCCGAGCACCACCAGGACGACAGCGATACCAAGAAAGGCAAACAGTCGGAGCGTTTCGTCCCCGTAGTTCCACATGGTTAGTATTTCCCGTTATGAGTGATTGCGGAGTCAGCATCCATGCGGGCTTCACGCAGTTTGCGCAAGGCAGCAGAGCGGTCAGGGCCGGCAGGCACATGCACAACAATAGCCAGCGCGGCACGACTCAAGGCATCACAGACAGCATCACCAGCATTGGTCTGAGCCGGGTCCCAAGGATGGTACGTGTATTGGTCATCAATGATTTCAGCAGCCACCAGCTCATCAGCATCACAAGTAGGATTCATTCGATTTATGTCAATCACAGCCACAATTATTTTCTCCGCCAGGTAAGTTCGCTTGAAATTGTGGCAGCGCATACCGTATTCTGTCAAGCATGGATATTGGAGATTGTCAAGTGTTTTATGTGAGTGATGCAGCAATAGAAGATGCGATATACAGCAGTCAGTTCGCAACGATGCTATGCGATATGCGACAAGCTCATATTCATAGCAGGCTTGAGGAGCATATCAGCAGAATAACAGAAGTTGTCAAGAGGCGCACAGGGTCAAATTTGTTGCATTGGCTCATCTGGATAGATTACGCTAAGGCCCGAATCCTTGCCGAAGCAGCCATTGCTTTAGAGAGTGGGAATGCTGCTTCTGGTGCCAAGCCTGATGTGTTCAATACCAAGAAACGACAATGGGAGAAAGCAAAATGAGTGACAACATGATGGTGTCCTTATCAACAGGGCGGCACGTCATAACAACCGGAGAAGATGCGGAAAAGTTTGATAGTCCACAGGAAGCAATTGACGCATATAATGCCAGTATTCAGTGAATACTAATGGACTTCCAAAATGATTGCAGAATTGGAGCCGACCCCAGGCACGCTTTCCTGAATCCAGTTCGGGGGTGCCCCCCCCTTCGAATCTCATGGCAAGGGTATATACTTGATAACATATAACAGTGATGTACTGTTACATGTTATCAAGTGTGTAGTAGTGGTGCACATGGACCTGGTATTGGGCTAATGATACGAGTATGCTCGTAGTGGACATGCACTGGTATGTGGCACCACGCCACAGTATGTAGTACGACGTGCATCACTGCGCATATACAACCAGTGGGGCATGATGTCATATGTTATGTACCAACATTGACAGATTGGAGAAAACGTGCCTGTGTCCACACGCTATTTTTCGAAGTATTTTGGAATGCTCATTCCAATACAGATAAATGAAGAACCACCGAGTAGAATACTCAGCGGTTCATCAGAGGTCGATTGCTGCCTATTAGGGGGCTTTATTCTCCAGTCAGGTCATCTTCTTCTACTAGCGCAATAACTGCTATGTTGTCGCCCTCGCAGCAGTCAGGTACGTGGCAGTTTGTTGTTGCGTCTATTCGTGTTTCACGACTGCTGTCAAGATATTCATCGAGGCTGAGATACCATAAACGACACAACGACAAATGAACGTCGCTTGCGTGTTCGTCAGAGAGATAGTAGCTACCGGGTTCTTCTGATAATCTTGACATTTAGTTATTCTCCATCTTGGTAGGTACGGTAGGTACGGTAGGTACGGTAGGGACGGTAGGTATGGTAGATACGGTCGTGCTCCTCCGCCGCATCTGCCAGCAGTGAGTACTCCGCGTCGTTGGTAGCGGCGTGGGCTAATGCCCACAGGCGCCGGTTCTCGAATTCGAGGTCGTTTACGTATTTGTCCGCTGCGCAGTCTCTTGTCAAATGTGAACTTTGCCAGCTATCATTGCATTGACAGAATGAGTCTACTCGTATCTCACCTATGTAATGTCCTCGATAATTGACTAACTTAAGTGTGCCGCTTGTACCGAAGCTGACTATTTCGATACCCAGTCGTGACATAGCACGAGAACTCCTAGCGCTCCAGTTAAACATCAGGCCTGTAAACAGGTCTCTTGCAGCTCTTGTCAAGTAACGCGTTGTTAGTTCAGTAGAGCTGATTTTTGTTGTAAGGTGGTATTCGCCTGTGTAGTCAAAGCCGTCCTTCACGTTGCCTGTCTGTATTGCTTTAACGAACGCGTAGCTGTGTCGTTCTTCGATAATGCTTTTCATGTTGATTACTCCTTGTATGTACTGTTACTCGCAGGATTCGATTGAGAAGCTCCCTTCTCGGATTTCGTCCGCTGAGGCGGCGTCGGTGCACTGGTCGAGAAGCGCTGTCAGCGCTTCTGGAATAGCCGCTTCAGCGGCTTTCCGGGTTCCGTGCTCTCCGCATTTTATGTCGCCCTGCTTGTCGGAACTAGTCCAGAATAGTCTGTACGTATTTTTCATTTTTTGCCGTTGCTCCGAAATTGATTTGACTCTATCAATGTAGCACGGATAGTATTCCCAGTCAACCCTAACGACTACTAATTTACTCTTTGTATGTGAAACCCAGGCGCTCCTGATGAGCGCCTGTGTAGGGTTAGGTTAGGCTGCTTTGGCTTTGGCTTTTTCAATTGGCATTAGCAAGTGTCGGTAATCGCCGCCTGGGTTAAAGATAAGCGGCTTAAGTGGGCCGTTGTATTGCACGCAAACGTATGCATCAACGAAAGATTTGAGCGCTTCAACTAGAAAGTCGTAGTTGCAGCTCCAACCAACTTGTTGTTCTTTTAAGTCGTCGGATAGATGCATATTGATGATAGCTTCATGGTCCTCCATTGATATCTTGTTTCCAGTCGCATCAACATCGACAAGATTGGTTTGCTTCTTGAGAAACGGCTTCCACTTAGCTAGTGCGGTCAAAGTTTCAATCCTATTGAAGCTAATCGTGCTACCGAGTGATGTGACCGGAAACAGCTCTTGATAACGAGGATATGCGCTGTCAATCAAGCGTGTGATTACAGTCCACTCAGTGGCGCTGAAGGACATTGTTTTCTTGTCTTCAGATTGAATCATCGTAACCGAACGATTCTCTTTTGCAGTCAGTTTCACAAGTGGTTGAATCACTTTAGATAGAACCCGTGCATTCACGATTGCGCTGAGCGTAGAGACGCCGGTGCCGGCGAATGGAACATTGTTGACGCAAGATAGACGACAGCCGTCTGATGAAACAACAGTTGAACCGTCAAAGCTCACTCCGTCAAGTATCGATGAGTCATATGTTGCGGCGGCCCAGGCTGTTTGATTGATAACGGAATCGAGCTGCTTTCCGCTGATAGTCACATACTTCGCATCATTGTAGTCAATAGTAGGCGTCCTGGGGTAGTCACCCGGGGCCCCGCGCAGGTCGATGCGCTGCCCGTCGACCTGCGCGAGCAGTTCTGACAAGCTATTGATGACTACAAGCTCATCTTTAGATGAAGTGAGTATTGCTAGCAGTTGCTTGCTGTCGACTGCTAGGGGACGGTAGTTGCCGGGGCAATTGCCCGTGCAACTACCGTCCAGTTCAACCCGTATCCACGTATCAAGGTCAGTCCCTAGAACGCTATCATGCGCTACTACGACGCACCGCATAAGCGGCATTTTTGCTTTGTTGTCCAATGCTTTGCTGACTGCTTTAACGGCATTAGTTAGTTGTTTACGATTAAAATTCATTTGCCATTACTCCGAAACTGATTTGACTCTATCAATGTAGCACAGATAGTATTCCGGGTCAACTTTAATGACTACTAATAAAAGTATTCACACGGTAAAATGCGCATATAGAAGATACGTATCAAGTTGTCATGCTCCTGGCATACCAAGTTGTCATACATACCAAGTTGTCATGCTCCTGGCTGCTTTCTGGGTCCTGGATAGGCGTAGAGGGGTGCTGGCTCGCTCCGAAGGAAAAGCGAGACAGACTAGCACCCCATCCATAGGACTTACGACATAAATTATGGGCAAATCCTAAATTTGAAACAATTCATATTTCCTCCGAGATTGTACCACTAACCATCTTGAGACAAATATATCAATGATATATACAACAAAAGACTTGCATTTCAAAAAAAAACCACTAACCTATCATTGTGATTCCCCACCAGGAACAAGGGTTTTTTTCAGGTGTGCCGAGTTGGTTTTTTCCACGCTATCGCTAAAAAACCCGGCACCAGTAAAACGTACCCTGAACTGGATGACAAACACACTAATTGCAAGGCGTATATCTTGTACTACTTGACAACCTAAGATGGAGGTGGATACTTTGTGAATACTTGGCGTAATAATGGTGGAATTTCGGGCTGGGATTACCTTTCGAGGTTATCTAAAGAACGGGTAATCGGTATTCGATATGAATATAGCCAATTGTCCGTCTTGAAAACCCGCACTACTTCTCAGAATTACAGGCTGCGTGCTTTGAAACTGTTGGTTATGCGACTCGACAGTATAAATCGGAGAAACAATAATGGAAACTGCTGCAACTAAACAACCGCTGGAAATGTCTAAGGCTGCCATCAGTGACGCGGTTATACGGAATCAAATCGGAGCTGGACCTGATGTGCTCATCTCAGATGTCCGCTCCGTGAGGTCGGTTGGCGCAACAATGCTTGAGCTTCTTGAAGATTGCTATTGGGGTGAAGCTGAGGCATTAGCTCTGGCTTGCAATAAGCACTGGACTAATATCAAAGAACGTAAAACGTTCTGGATGGATGTCGCCCTCTACATCACTAACAATTCAGCGGCTCCTGTTAATGACGACGACGATGCTGTGTCCAACGGCGACAAACTCCTCGCCCTGATAACAAAAATCTGGGCCGACAATCAATATGAGGCTAAGCAAAATGGACTGGTTTTTTGACATACACTCATGCCAGGTGTTCTTGATGGGGCTCGGCATGGGACTACTACTATCACTCTTCTATGATAAATCGGAGGCAATAGAAGAATGACACTCATACTCAATGCCGCCGGACCTATCGCCTACTCACCAACACTTGATAAGTGTATTGATTTCATGTGGGAGTGGCAGCGCCTCATGTCCCGGATGCGCTTTGAACAATGGGCTGGTGTCCGTGTTCAGGCGTACACTAAGTCTTATAAATCACAACTCAAACGCTTCTCGCGGGGCGTACAATCATCTGCCACTGACATCTTTATGGAGCAATTACATGAGCAACTTGCACTCGACCCCGGGGAACGTAATCCACTCAGACCGGTTTGGGTCAACGAACAACTCGACCTCGTGCCCACCCAGGGAGGTGCCGACACCCCCTGAGCCGTGGGTGATTGAATGTCGGCGTATGCTTGAGCACGCATCCGCTGAAATCAACACGGCCTGCCGTGAGGGATTCTATGTCCACATGCTGCCGCCTATTCTTGATTTCGGTGACGCCAAGGTGGAGCTGGAACTTGACGAAAACAACCAGGTGATTGGCGTCAAGGAAATTCACTACCCGCGCCCGGACTTCCGGCTGCAATACCAGATTGTCAAGATTGACCCTAGACGTGAATCGGCAGTGAACCACCGGACTGCGCTTGAGCAACTCCGAAACCCTGACTACCAGCCGTTTGGGGGTATCTCGTGAAACACGAATGGACGCAACCGCCATATTCAATCTGGCTGTATTGCGTAATTTGCGGCAAGAGAGCTTATGACCTGGTCCGCGACATGCACGAGCCTTGCGTTGCAGACAGGGAGATTATTCAAGACGCACCAGAAGACTTCACGCGCCCGTTCAGGCTGCCTGACTATCCCAACAGTGGGAGCCGGGTCGTTTAACCAGGCAGCACCCACAGAACCAAAAACGGACAGCCCGATAAGTGGCTGTCCGTTTTTTTTGTTGTCGTTCGCCCAGGGAAGCTAATTGACTGAAAGATACTAACACAAAAGCCACCCTTTCAGGCGGCCTTCGTGCAGTTTACGCTATCTCTCCACGCTTTATCGCGAGCGGATAGTCTTTTTCAGTCATTACGCCATCTCTCCATGCATTTCATTCCAGTGCCCGCGACACATTTCCGAGTACCTCACGCTCAAGGTTCTAACTCCACAGCCGGTAACTGGGCAGGTGGTCTGTCTAAACAGCACAGTGTGGCTATCAGCGCCCCGAGTAAGCACGCAACCGTTATCGAATACAGCTTTGTAGTCATGTTTGTACGGCTGGATTTTACAAGCTCCGATTGCACCACGCTCTGATAAATCAGTTCGTGAGAACGCGAGTAGAAATGTAGCCAATCTTTCAAGGTCTTTGGTATCACCTGCTGCCACCACCGTATTTATCGTAATCATATTTACCGCCATTGTCATCGCCATTGCTCCTGTCGAACCAAGAAATCATAACACGACAAATGCAGTGATGCGCCCTGATTATTCAGGGCGCATCTACTTGCTTTCGGAGGACACGCAATGGCATTAGCGCTCTATGAGCTTACCACCTCTTTCACCCAAGGGGTACTGTTTGGTTTGGGATTGTATCGCGGTACCTCCGCACCGTTCGCCAACGTCTCTTTATGCTCCCGGCGCTCAATTTCCGCATCGACGAACTCAGCAGCTCTGGGAGATTGCTTAAACGGGTCATGCCCGCGATTAATGTCATTTTCGTGTGCGTCGATAAACGCATGACAAATATGCGTATGTAAATCATCAGCCAGGCTGAGAAATACATCGGGGTATTGCGGCAAGGTCAGGTCAACCGGGTCGAGGCTGGCGCGTCGTTGTAAGACACCAAAGAAATGGCACCGAGAAACGTAGTTCCACTTACTAGCCACCACCAGTAGAACTTTATGGGCTCCGTTCATATCAAACGAATAGAACGGCACACCGGACCCCTCATCACGATATTGCCAAACGTGACCCCAAGGCGGCGGCTCACTCCAATAGGTGCCATCTTCCCAGTTCAGCTCACCAATCACGTTTACCTTTACCCATCCAAGGATTTCGGCAATTTTGCAATCTACAGCACGAGCGGCCTCATACTCCTGCTCTGTCATTCCAGCACCAGGTCCATCCATCAAAACTTTAGACATAGCTTTCCCTCCTTATCACTAAAGCATTCCAGTCGCTTACCCGTTGTACGTCTTGTTCTTTTTTGTCAAGAAAAGAAATCTGCTGCCAGGTGTTTCCATCTCAATCAGTATCTGTACTACATCTTCAGAGAAATCAGACATAAATTTGTCAAAATCAGTGGTAGATCTGACAGCGTAGGCAGCAGCGGTAGCAGCGTAGGCAGCAGCGGTAGCAGCGTAGGTAGCAGCGGAGGCAGCGTAGGCAGCAGCGTTGGCAGTGTAGGTAGCAGCGGAGGCAGCGTAGGCAGCAGCGTTGGCAGCGGAGGCAGCAGCGTTGGCAGCGGAGGCAGCAGCGTCGGCTTTTCTTGCTGATTCTTCTGTCGGGTTTTTCTCGCAAAGACCAGCGGCTTCCAGCAGCGCTGTCTTGTGCGGCTCAGAAGATAAGCTGGCAGCTGCTCTTAGAGCTTTTACTAATACCGTACTGATAGTAAGCTGTACCAGCTTTTCAACGAACAACTTTTCGTTAAGCGTGTTTTTCGTGCCAAGTTGAGCGATAGCTAATCGGCGCATACCCGCTGCCCGTGCAGCGTTGCTGGTCCACGATTTATCATTAAGACTGATCTTGAACGACCTCAAAACAGGTGAGACGCAGCTAGGTTCGTCACTAAACGGCTCGCCTAACGCGTAAGTAACGGCAGCTTCGACGCACATTTCTCCAGGAATTGGCTTTCCTACACCTGAACATAGCCCAGCGTCGACTACGCTAAGTACTTTGCTGCAAATTGTTTCTGTAATTTCCATTTTTCGTCCTTCCTTTGTACTCGTGTAGACATCACCTGCCGTGCAGGCTTGTTCTTTCACGCTAGGCAAGCAAGTATGCGTCACCCTGAGTTCTTGCGGCGGTGGTGGCACAGCAGCCGTGCATGAAATTGCTTCCACTACGTAAGTGTTCATACCGGGATGCCGTTGCGCTATGCGCTCAGCCTCATCTCTTGCCGACTCGGGCGTATCATGCTTTGAGCGCGAACGGGCACCGCCTTCGCGCCATACCATCCAAAATTTCTTGATTTCTTGCATTACGTTCTCCGTTTTATACTTTAACCAAACACGCTAACTCAAACTCATCATCGAATCGTTCAAATGTACTCGTGTAGACATCACCTGTCGTGCAGGCTTGGTATGTCACGCTTGGCACCCAGTCGTTGCTGCCAGGCAATTGCATCTTGCCGTGCGCTACGAGCTGATAATACTCGTTCTCCTTGTATCTATAGACATGAACCTGGTCTTTCATTTTTCTCCGTTTACTATGCCGCTGAAATTCATGTCAGCGAGTGTCTTTACCAGTGGACTGTGTGCTGGTGGCTTGTATGCCAGGTCTGCCAGGAACGTGTCGGAGTGGGAATTGTAACTGCCACCACTGGCGCGAATGATTTCTTCCTTTGCTTTCTCTTTCATGTCGCGCAACTCGGCCCACCATTTCGGTATCAGCTTAGCTTGCACATTAAGTGGGTGAAACTTGAGCCAGAACCCGCTCATGTAGCACTTGCACTTAAACCACGCCATCTTAACGACGGCCGTAGTTATGCGGTGGTCCGATACAATGTAATCCTCAAGCCATACCTTGTGCGGGTAAGCACCAGTGCCCTTGCATTTCATGCATTCCCCGTCCGAGGGGGTGTCAGTCGAGTCATGCGAGATACCTTGATTCGGTAGCAACAACTCTTTATTCTGAAAACCCCTCGGCACCAATATGGCGACTTTCTTATCCTTGTTCATCTTGCTCCTTAGAACGGGATTTCATCATCTGACGCGAATATTTCATCGAAGTTAGTCGGTGCAGGTGGCGGTGTGGCAGGCTTAGGTGGCGCCGGCGGCGCTTGTGCTGGTGCTGGTGATAGCAGGTCGATGTCATTGACGTTGATAACGACTTTGAACCCCGGCGTGCCGTCTGTTTTCTGGAATGTTTGCTGCTCCTGCCTGCCGGACACCGCGACCTTGTTGGCGACCATCAGGTATGGCATCAATGCTTCCCCGCGCTTGCCCCAGATTTCACACGAGTACCAATCAGTACCGGCCTTCAGTTCGTCTTTCTTCTTTTGCTTGTCCACCGCGAGGGCGAATGAGCATACTGTTGTGGCACCCACTACGCGCAATTCCGCATTGCGCCCGAGTCTACCAATTGCTGTTACTGTAATCACTTTACTTTTCCTTGTTGAATCCATCTGTAGCAACCGTTTATTTTGAACATATAAAGCCTTTCGTCAAGCGTGAATGTCTCCTTGGTAAAACCATCAACCTCCAACTTATACAGCCTCTTCAAGGGCCTTTTCGCATCGTCGAGCTTCTTCCTCTAGGTCGCTGTCATTATGCAATTTACTGTCACTAAGCGCGTTAGATACGCTACGCCTAATTGCTTCGCGGTCAACCTGGTGAGTGGCTCGTGCGGCGAGTTCAAGAATGATTTGCCCGATGATATCATTTTCTTCGGCTGTTGCAGGTCCGCGTAATCCTTTGTTGATGGCATCGGTTATCCTCCTTTTCTTGTCGAGCTTGAGCTTGATAGCATCTTCGATAGTATCCGATGCGTGAGCCCGCCATGCAGTGATGTTATGTGCTTTGTGCCGGTCAACTCGTGCAATCGCCTGGTCTTCGTCTGTCGAGGTCCACTGCTGCTCACAGAGCAAAATATCATCAGCCGCATCAAGGCTAATCCCCTCGCGTGCGGCACCAAAAGAGCATACAATTTCCTGCGCTGATAATCCAGTATCATTAGGTACTTCGCCCTGAAATATCATCTTGCTGCGCTGCCGAGACACGACGTTATCTTTGCCATATATGTGCAAGCAATTCAGATGAGCGCCAAGGTCGTATTGAATCGCCCGGCTGTCCGCAAAGACTACCAGTTTTTTCTCAGACGCCTGGAAGTCTTTAATCCATTCCTTGATAGCTGACACCTTGCCAAGTCCAGCTACACGCTTGAGCGCACCGACACGCACCAATGCCTCCACGGCCATGATACGCAGGCGCGTCTCAATCATCTTCTTTTCGATGCAGTGGTCGTGTAGTAGCGGATTAAGTTGCGCGAGGTATTTCAAGAACTCTTCTTTCAATACAGCTTTCTCTGCGCACCAGTTAATGACATCAACTTCGACACGGTGGTACTCATCCCAGTTGTCCAGGTCTACAAAGATTGTAGCTTCTCGGATAGGCGGTAAATCTTTTCGGACATCACGCTTATTTCGTTGGATATAGCCAACACTTCTAAGCATTTTATTGAGCTGAGTTTCGTTGATGCTTCCGGTGTCGTCGAATTTCCCGTTGCGCATATCGGCTCCACAGAACTCACGACAAAATATATCTTGCCCTCCCAGGTCATCCAGTCTATCGAGAAACTTGAGCTGTGGGATAAGCTCCTTAGGTCTGTTTTTTGTTGGAGTACCGCTAAGTGCAAGGCGTACCTCAGTTCCGGCGGTAACACTGAGAACCGCCTTGGTCCGTTGAGAATCATCCTCCTTGATGTAATGGGATTCGTCGATAATAGCTGCTCGAAAACCTCGCGCTTTAAGAGAATTGGCAATGCTAGAAAGTTCGACATCGAGCGGTGCGCCTTTCTCTCTTTTGTACCCTTTGATTTTTTTTCTTTTGCCTGTTTGTTCATCAATTGTAAAACCATCCTTCCATCCGATAGCGAGCTTGTCATAATTTACAACTACGATGTCCGCTTGCACTAGGCAGCAGGCCGCGCAAGAGTCATCGAAGTAATTCATATCCAACAGCGAGAGCTGCTTCTGCTTGCATGTATGAGCTGGCACACTGCGAGCTGTGACGTGGTGCAATCTCCGCTTAGGGAACGCCCGCCGCGCCTCGTCCATCCAATTGAGCGGTACTGATGCGGGGCAAATCACCAACGCCGGGAATGATTTCAATGTCCATAAAACACCAAGCGCTTGACGCGTCTTTCCTAAGCCCATGACATCTGCCAGAAACGCCCGCCTACACCGGGTTGCAGCCTTTATACCAGCCAGTTGATAAGGGTCCAATTCTAACCCAAAGTCACCCATGTCAATGTCAGCATCTTGTGCTGATGACGCGTGGTATCGGTCGCGGATTTCGTGCATCATCCATTGGATTTCCGCCCTCGCTTCGTCTGTGCAATGCAGGTTGACGGACTTGACGAACTCGTGCAGCTTTACTACTGGGTACATGCGCGGTGCGAGCGTATACAAGCCAGTCTTGCGGTCGTACTTCATCTTTGGTACGTGTATCAACACTTCTGCCTGTGCTTCGGATAAGCGCAGAACATAGCGCCCATTAACGAAGTGGCAAAAGAACTCAGCTTCAGGTAACTTGACTGGTGGCACCGGCTCTGGTGGCAGGCGAACACCAATCATCTTCAGGGAGAACTCGTATTTCTTGACGGCCTTCCACAGGTAATATCGTTGCGTGAATGACGGCTTTGAGATAAGCGCGAGTGCTTCCGCCGCCGGTTCCTTACCTGGTGGCAACAGCTTAAACAGTGCATCAACCGCCTTACCTAGTGCATCCTTAGCCATTACTCTTCTTTCTTCAAAATGTCAGATAGCTGTGTCACACGCCTCGTAAGCAGTGTCACACGCCTCGTAAGCAGTGTCACACGCCTCGCATTCACATTCTTCAACGGCATGTGATATATAGTGTTCGACAATTTGAATTGCATCTTCAATCGGTCGTTCGGTCTTCATTGTTAACCCCATTGCTCCGCCATCGCTGTTGCGATACCACTGTAGGTGCGTGAGCGCTCCATCCATCTATTTTCCGATGGTCCTAATTTATTTTGCCCCGATGGAGTCTGGTTGTCCCATCGCCCAGATTCAGGCAATGATAGAACATCCGTATACTGAAGTAACGGTAATCCTTTGAGCCAAAGGCAGATTGCCTTTGATTCAGGGTGTCCAAATTGCCAAGGTTGGATAATCTGGTCCGGTTTTCTAACGCGACTACTAATACAACCAACAGGGTTTTCTAATGCTATCTTCTCGACAGGTGCATCGAGAAACATGCGTACAAAATCTAACGCATCTTCAGTCCGGGATGCTCGTTCTGGTCGCTTAGTATTCCAGTGAAGTCCTGAACTACTCAGATATGTGCAAGGCGGGTGACATACCATCAAGTCCCACCCCTCTTGAATAATGTCGCGGACATCGCCCATATAATGATGTCCGGGCTTTTCTGACGGCATTAAGTCGCAACTTACTGCAAAGTGCCCACGAGCGGTAAACGCGTCACGCACTACTCCGCTAAACTCACACGCCACTAATACCCTCATTCCTTTCCCGCTCTTTCTTCAGCCCGAGCCGCTGTTAACGCAGCAACACTCGCGTTCAATACCTGGTTAGCCTCAGTCCACGCAATTCGTGCTCCGACCACTGCAATTTTAGCCTCACTCCACGCCCTATGCGCCTTCTCCCGCGCATCAACAACACTCACATGAAACACTTGACTGGCTGTCTTGAGCCACGCACTCTCAGCTTCGCGCTCAGCAGCATTAGCCTCGTTCCACACCGCCGTAGCTGCTAATACCGCTGCATCAGCCTCTCTCCACGCACTGTGCGCATCTTTAGTTTTCATACTCCAAAGTCCTCAATGATACAAAAATCCTCGACTGGCTCGATAGTGGCAACCGGTGCCACCGGTGCCACTACTCTCGGTCTAGGCTTTGGTGCTTTACGGGGATTGCCTTCTTTCGGTAATGGTGCAGGGTCTTGCGAGGTATTATCCCAGCCATTGGTGCGGGCGGTATCCACCAGGTATTTGTACTCGACCATATTGAGAAATTTCTTGTCAACAAGTTCGCGTATATCAACCAGATACACACGCATCGGCTCATCAGCCGTATCAACCAATACGCGACACAGGAAATGGAACGCGTGTGTTGCATACTCTAACTGAAACGCATTGGTCATCAGTATGGGTGTACTGCTGGTGTCAATCTCATAGTCCTGGCTTGCCTCGACAACGAAGCCGGGCAAGTAAACTTCAAGCATAGCCTGTGTTGCCAGGCTGCTTAGTGTTTTTGCTGGATAGCGTTTTTTCAGCTCAGCCAGCATGGTATTCGGGATGGTCAAACATCTCCGGTCGGTGTTTCTGCTCATTAGGTATTCTCCGTGAATGAACCTATTCTACCCAATTGTTATGTACCCTTGCAAGCCTTTTCATCACGCTCAAGCCTTTCTAATACAGCTTGTTTGATGTAGTCATTCCTGCGCTGGCTGTTATGCTCCGCGATTGCGTCCAGGCGCTTAACGAATAACGGAGTCCAGTATACGGATACCATTTTCGATTGTTTCTTTTCGTTCATACTCCAAAATCCTCTATTACTCCTGCTCCAAAATCCTCAATGGTGGCAACCGGTGCCACTGCTCCAAAATCCTCAATTACAGGCACCTCCATTTTTTCCCACGCTCGTTCCATCTCCTCGAAGCACTCACCGAACCACTGCCCCAGCATCGGGTCGGCTTGAGGTTCCAGGTAGCTGCCCCATACTTTCGACATCTCCCGGAACATCAGGCTAACAGCTTCGCGCCCGCCTGCTTGGAGCTTCTCGGCTATCTTCTCATTGCAGCTTTGCTGAGTCCATACGCGCAACTTGCGAACTGCTCCGTGTTCCATGCGTTCATAGAAACGATTGCCGTCTCGTTCAATTACTTCGTGTTTCGGTAGTGCCATTCTTCGCGCCTTCCTGTATTCGTTGATTATCGCAGCCATGTCTGGTCTTCTCTTCAAAAGTTCGGTTAAGAAATACTCGTTGCCGTTGCGTATCCAGCCCTGCCAGAACACGCTCATTCAAAGCGCTCTAATGGCGTGAAATAATTCTGCCGCCAATGGCTCTGAATGTAAAATTCGTCCCGCTCGGCCCCATCACGAGCCTTGTCAATCTTCAGCATGATAGGCGCTAACCCGTCATGCTTGAGCAGCTTCTTGATTCGCTTGGATACCTTCAACATTTCTTTGTCATTCTTGAAACTCGGCGGGTCTTTGTCCGGCCGCCTGTTGTAGAAGTCGTGGTCGTTGATTTCGTAGAAGTCCGTTATCTCTTCGTCCGTCATGACACTGAGAGTAATAACGCAATCAGAACGCATCACTTTTCGATAGCTGCCCTTGACGTTCGCAGCGCTGCCCCGCGCATAACTGTCACCCTTGCCGGATTCACAAATGCAGAATACAACCGACTGGTCATTCATGTTGTCAGCAATCCATCGGACCTGCTCAATCAGCCAATCATCAGGATTCTTTTCTTCCACCGGCGGGACCATCAATTCCAAGAAGTCGATAACAAGGATGATATTTTCGCATTCTGACTCATCCATCAGGTGGCGCATTTCGCGGTTAATGCTGTGCCTGGTGGCGTGTGGGAAGTTGAATCGGTCGAGTACCCGGAAGCGGTTCCCGAGCTTTTCCAATGCCGTGAATCCCTTTTCGACAGCAAGGCGCTCCTGTGGTGTCCAGCCTTCCGGTGTGCTCCCACTGCGAGCCACTCGAATCGGTATCCGAGC